AAACTGGCAAGGTGAGTTCGATTCTCACTACCCGCTCCAATTTTAATGGGGGATTAGTATAATGGCTATTATGTCTCGCTTTGAACGAGAAGAAGTTGGTTCGACTCCAGCATCCCCTGCCATTTTTAAATAAAAAAGCCGTACATAAGTACGGCTTGAAAAGTAACTTTTATATATTTATTTTTTAATAGCTTCTTCAACTTCGCTGATTACTTTTTTTGCAACATCATCGATTTTCTTTGCTCTAAGAGGATTATTCTTTACAAACAAGAATACACCAACAGCAGTTGCTAATACTAAAATAATAGTTAGAATCATAGTAAATATCCTTTCTATAATAAATATTAAAATATAAATAAAAAAATAATAAATTTACGGGCGTGTACTGGTTTCGATTTAATAAACTAGTTATGCTAGGCATGTGGAAGATAATGGTTGGCTTCCTAAAAAATCCATTAAAAAACTAAATGCAGACGACAATGTAATTGCATATGACTTCTCTTATGATGAAGTCGCCGTTGCTGCCTAATTAAAAGGTAGCCCGTTTATTGTAAAATATCTGATATTACAGTAAATGACATTTATCAGAGTAAATTATATAATCGGATTGTGTTATATGATTGAACATTGAGCAATCTAAAGGACAATTTTGTTTTTCATTTATTAGAATTGTCACAAACAAATTCAAAATGAATAAACATGTAGTCTGGTATAGTTAATATATTAAACACGCGAGTTCGACTCTCGCCACGTCCACCAAATTTCTCGAATAAATAAAATATTTACAATATATATTAACATATGACAAAAACAGAAGCAGAAAAAAAGGTTTATGAATTAACAGAAAAGTTAATTTTTACAAAAAAAGACTTCAAGGATGTAGCGGCTGGCTATAAGGAAAAGATTAAAGAGCTTGAAAATGAGATCAAAGCTGTAGTTGAAGAAGCAAATGGTGATTTGAGTTTGAAGATCACTAAATCTTCAAAGGAAGAAGAAGAATAAATTTCATGGTAGGGTGGCTGAGTGGACTAAGGTGGCGGTCTTGAAAACCGCAGAGGTATCAAAGCCTCTGGGGGTTCGAATCCCTCCTCTACCGCCATATTTGACCCATAAGTAATTATTTACTTATGAGTTTTTTTGTATATTTATATGATATGAATATATTTTCTGATACATTTGAACGCCACAAAAAATTATTATTTGAGTTTTTAAATCCAACAGATTGGGAAGAAACAGCAGATTGGGAAATTTTCAATACACCAGTTGACACTTCTCGTTCACTTGAAAAGGAAATGGAGTATGTAACAGAGATTTCATCTAACATAAAAATATTAGTAGATAGCAGACCTACAAAAGAATTTTGGGAAATGTATGATAAATTACCAGAACCTGTTAAGAAAGTATCTAAATTAAAATTTCAATTATTTTTAAAAAATCCATTTGATCCAAGTTTACATTTCAAACCTTTAAAACAAATTAATAGAAAATATTGGTCAGTTGATATTAATGGAAATTATAGAGCAATCGCATATAGATATGATGCTACAAATCAAATATATTTAAAGTGGATTTTTATAGGAAATCACAGTCAATATCAAGATTATTATACTAATTTAAGTTGATTTTTTACACACCAAAGTCTTGACGTTGATAAATTTTTTAGTATACTAATCAAGTTATGAAATATAAATATAGAGCAAAGTTATATGTTAACGGTAAAATTATTATAGAACCACATTGGAGAACTCCAAATTTTTACAAATAAGTTATGAAAGCAATAATGGCGATGTCTGAAAACAGAGCCGTGGGTAAAAATGGAGGACTTACGTGGCCAACTATAAAAGATGATTTTAAGTATTTTAAATAGTTTACTACTAATAAAATATTATTTTGTGGACATAGAACGTTTGATACTCTACCTCCTCTTAGAAATAGAAATATAATAGTTGTAACATCAACATCTAACGGGTATGAAGATTCTTATGATCCAATTTTTAATAGTGCGTTATGCTATAAATCATTTCAAAATATCTTAGTAATTAAAGAATCTCAACCAAATCTGATATGTATTGGTGGTGCAAAGACTTATGCGTTATTTCTTCCATATATTACAGAATTTCATGTCACTCATGTAAATGGAAAATATGAAGGAGATACATATATGCCACCTTTTGAGCATTTATTTGATAAACAAGAAGTTGTAAAAGAATTTGAAGGTGGGCGCAAAGTTATTAAATATTTTAAAAATTAGTACTACTTATTTATATTATTATGATAGATTATATTGTCAATTTATTTAGGAAGTTTCGTGAAAAGAAACAAAAAGATTTAAAAAATGTACTTTCAAATAAGGTTATTCCTAAATCTGTTGTAATTTTAGTACCAGTTTCTAATAGCATCGAACCATCTGTTGATGAATCTTTACGAAAATTGGAAAATTTAGGATATACAGTTTGGCGAAGATATGGTTGGTCTGCGATTGATCAAGGAAGATGTGCAATGGCACAAGAAGCATTAGATTCAGGATTCGAACATTTGTTTTGGATTGACGCTGATGTTGCATTTTGGCCACATGATGTAGAAAAAATAATAAATCACAAGTTATTATTTGTAAGTGCTCCTTATAGTGTAAAAGGTTGGCCTTCATTAACTACCCAATTTGTTGATACTAAAGTAAAGTTAGGTGAACAAGGAAGATTGTATGAAGTAAATTATTCTGCCACTGGATTTATGTATACTCACAGAAGTGTATATGAAAAAATGGCAAAAGATTTAAACATGAAAAAAGTGAAAATATGGGGAGGACAATATAATGTATATCCATATTTTTATCCAATACTTCTTGATGATGAATATCTAGGAGAAGATTTTGCATTTTGTCATAGACTAAGACAAATTGGAATAAAATTATATTGTGATACAACTATAAGATTGTCTCACATCGGTAAATATAGTTATAGTTATTCGTTTTTAAATACAGGAGTCATTAAAGAACCTAAAAATATTACATATATACAAGAATCTGATAAAAATTTTAGTTAATATGAATTATATAATATGGAAATAAAAAAATTAATAAATTGTTGGTTACTTTTTTGATTGCTTACTCAATCTGGTTGTACTATACTTAGATACAGTTACGAACCTGCGTTGAACGAAGTCGCAAAAGAAGGTAAAATTAAAAGAATAATGAATGACTACATAGAATATTCAAAACAATCAACAAATGTAACACAAACTACTAATATTGTTGAGACTGTATATAGAGCGTACTATACATCTGAGGGGAAAGTAATGTATACTAAACAAGTTGAATAAATTATGAATAATACAATTATTAAAAAAGAAAATGACTTTGAAGTAATTCAATTTGAAAAATGTATTGTTTGTAAAGTCGAAACTAATATTCCTTTAACTAAAGATGTATCAGAGAGATATGGTTATATTGAGGGAGCCGGACAATTATGTAAAAACTGTTATAACTCAATAGACTAATATGCGTAAAAAGAAATCCAGTATTAAAAATGTCGCAAAAACTAAAATTAAACATGAGATATTAGACTCTGATGTTAAAAAGAAAAAAGTATCGACATCAAAAAAACCAGACATCTCTGAGGAAGAATTGGAACAAACAGAAATAACAAATGTATTTCGACCAATCAATAAAGTGTTTCCTCCATCTACTGTATGTCATCTTGTTTTTGCAAACATTCCGTCTGATAAAAAAATAAGTAAAGATACTGACACTGGATCAAGAGTTATAGTTGCTAAATATCCCACATTTTATAAAATATATTTTGTAGAATATATTGATGCTGGTAAGCCCTCTTTTCCAAGAGGAGGAGTAAAAGTTTATAATCAAACATTTGATCAAATGCAATATTTTTATTATGAAAGTGTTGCACTACACCCAATAAAAAAAGAAAAATGTAGAATAATAGAATGAATAATCAATCTAAAAAAGATATATTTATAATGTGCGACTGTTATAGTCACGGATTACTTTTTGAAAAAGATGTAAACGAAGATGAATTTTACATTAGTATGTATGAAAGAGGATTTGAAGGAAGATATACTTCTTGGACTGATAAGTTGAGATGTATCTGGCATTTTATAAAAACTGGACATCCATATACTGATATGGTAGTCTTAAACAAGGATAAGGCGAAAGAACTTCTGTCTTATTTAGAAAAAAATTTAAATACATGACTGGTTATCATGTATTTTTTACTCAAAACCAAATAATATAAACAATAAAAAGTGTAATATATATGACAACCAAAGTTGGTAAGCAAGAAAATAATGTTGGAACTGCCTCTAAAAAGAAGTATGTTGTTACTCGCAGTGGTGTTCGTGTCAGTGAGAAGGATTATGATTCTATTGAATCTGCTTCTGATGAAGTTGAACATTGGAAGAAAATTATTTCTCGTTGGCCGGATGGAACTAAAATTGTTGTTGAAGAATATAACGAAAAGAAGCATAAGGTTTATTAATTATGAATAATACACATGGTTTGAGAGAGCAAATTGCGAATGCAACAACGTCAGATGAAATTAATAAGTTGCTTAGTTTAAGAAAGACGTTTGAACAAGTAGATTACAGAACAAGATCACGATGGAATAACACTGCCAAACGTAGATTGACAGAAATTGCCACTGGTGTTCAAAAGAAAGAAGTTAAGACTGAAGCAAAGCCAGTTAAGGCAAAGAAACAAAAGAAGGTTGTTTTCACAAAAAAGAAAAAGTAAAAATATAATATATACAGATATATAAAAACTTAACGTCATTGACATAAAATCAATGACGTTTTTTTGTTTTTGTATTTTACTTTCTTCTATTTATTTGTGTATGACAAAAAAAATTAAAACCAAAAAAGTCGTATATACTCCTTATGTTTTGCCATCTAATTTCAAAGAGATGAATTCGTTTATAATCAATAATAAAACGACAATGACAGAACAAGTGGTTACATCAATCGAATATGCATTAGAAAAAAATTTACAGGTCGTAGAAGTTTTTAAATTTAAAAGTTCAGACTTTGTTGTTATATTATCATATGATCATTTCAAGCATAATTTAGAAAATGTTTATAAATATTATATTGAAACTGAAAAATATGAATTGTGTAAACGAGTTAAAAGTCTGGAAAACAAACTAAACGTAATTACATATAAATTAAATGCGCATGAAAAATAAAAAAAATAAAAAAAATAAAAAAGACACTAGTCCAGTTATACCACAAAAGGAAAAAATTAAAAATGAATTAAATATAACAGTAAGAAAGGAGTTTACAGAAAAGCAAAAAAAATTTATTGAACTTGCACTTGATAAAAATACAAAATTAATTTTTATCAGCGGTCCTGCGGGAACTAGTAAAACTTATGTAAGTATTTATGTGGCATTAATGTTATTAAATCAAAAGAAAGTCAGTGATTTATTGTATTTAAGAAGTGCAGTTGAAAGCAGTGATAGTAAAATTGGATTTCTTCCGGGAGAAGCCGATGAAAAAATGGAACCATATATACAACCATTATTAGAAAAGTTATCTGAGTTATTACCAAAGCGTGAAGTAGATGTTTTGGAAAAAGACGGTCGTATAAGTAGTGTTCCTATAGGATTTTTGAGAGGATTAAACTGGAATGCTAAGTGTATCGTAGCAGATGAATCTCAAAATATGACACAAAAAGAACTAGTAACTTTAATTACCAGAATTGGTGAATTTAGCAAAGTTTTTGTACTTGGAGATCCAGATCAAGCTGATATTGGTGGTAAAAGTGGATTTTTAAAGATGATGAATCATTTTGATGATGAAGAAAGTCGCCAAAATGGTATTTTTACATTTAAATTTACAGAAGACGATATTGTAAGAAGCGGTTTGGTAAAATATATTATTAAAAAAATAAAAAATTTAAAATGATGTATATTTATATATATTAATGAAATATGGCCAGCAAAATAATTACAGATTTAAATGCATATACCACCGCTGAAGTACAGTCTACTGATTTGCTTTATATAACAGATTTAACACATCAGGAAACTAAAAAAATAACAGCGGGAGATTTTGGAGCATACACTGTTTCAACTTTAGGTATAAATAAAAATGGCAGCAATTTTACTTTTTCTGGCTCCGTATCTGGTTCCAGTTTTACCTCTAGTGTGGTCAATGAAGTTGGTTTTTTAGGAACAAGTAGTTGGTCAGTTAATTCAAGAAGTTCAAGTTATGCTAAGACTTCTAGCTATGCATTAAATTCGTTGAGTGTAACTGCTGAAAGTGTAGGTGTTGGAGGCGGATCTGTTGTAGCAAACGGAAACGGACCAAATTTGACTTTTAAAAATATTACTGGAACAGGTGGTGTGACAGTCAGTGAAGATGTTGAAAGTAATAATATTATAGTTACATTATCAGGTATAAGCGGCAGTACTGTAAGTCCGGGAGGAAGTCAATATTCAGTTCAATATCATGATCCTGTTGGCTTATTCAATGGAAAAAGCTCATTTACATTTCAACCAGATTCAGTAACAGGAACTGTCTCTTTATTAACATTGAGTGGGTCTATATCTGCTTCTAGTTTTACATCAAGTGTAGTAAACGAAGTTGGATTTCTAGGCACATCATCTTACGCAACTAACGCTAGATCTGCATCAAATGCTAGAACATCAAGTTATTCATTTAGTTCGAGTAACGCTGCATCAGCAAGTTATAGTTTAACTGCTAGTTATGCAGTTTATGCACAAACTGCAAACGCAACAACTACATATGGAGTTACTTCTGCACAATCATTCAATATCAAAGATCCGTTAGGTAGTATTACATATGGCGATTATCATTATATAGCATCTTATAAAGGATTAGGATCTCAATGGTACTGTCAAATTATTAGACAAGATCAAGTAAATCATGATATTGAATTTGTATATGATCGTTATCCTAGTGATCTTGCAATAGGTGGATTTTTTTCAATTCAAAAATATGACGATGCTAAAGGTCTTGGAGGAAATATAGACCGTATTGTATATGGTGATGCTAGTGGTTTTATAAATGTATTGAGCAATATATCTAGTACACCAACTGCAATTAGTAGAAGCATAGGAGCAGCTTGGCAAGGATTACGTTGTGTATATGTAAATACAACTGCAAATCAAAATGATAATAATGCAACTACTACTAATCCTACATTTTATATGATGGCAAGTAGAGTCAATAGGGGTACATTAAGTGGCATGCAAATGTATAAAATCTATTATAATGGAACAACTTATACATACCAAGCACTTCACAATTCATATCCGATGAATTTAATAGGTTCTGCTGCTCAAGCAAATATTACAAACTGGGCAGCGTTTTATAAACTTGAAGCATATAAAAATCAGTATATTTTTTCTACGAATTATAATCCTATTAAGAAAAGATTATATTTAATTACATCTGGATGTGGTGCATGTCACGTATTTAATATAAATGGATACAATTCTGCTAATATAGGAGAGTGGTTTCAACAACCCGATGCAACTAGATTTAGCCAATTAAATTACGAAAAAGCAGTTGTAATACAATCGTACAAAGATTTTACATATGATAATGACTGGGATCCACAATTTTCTTTAGAGTATGATACTACTACCGGAGATGAAAAGTATTGGTCATATATTACTAGAGGTAATGGAGAAGTTCAATTAGGAATTGTAGGAAAATCACCATGTGTAGGATTAACTTAATTTAAAATAATATGTCAACAAGTGTAAAAATAAGTGAATTAAATGAATTTGTAGGAACAATTACTAGCAGTGATTATTTTCCTGTAAATAAGAGTAGTAGTTTAACTACACACAGAGCACCTATATCTTCATTACAATCTTTTTTGAGCACTGGTAGTTTTACGGGAAGTTTTATTGGAACATTAACAGGTACTTCTAGTTGGGCTAATAATGCATTGACTGCATCATTTGTTACTGGTTCAAGAGTAGTTGGTACTGTTAATAGTGCTAGTTATGCATTATCTGCAAGTTATGCACAAAATGCAGGAGGACTAATTGGAACTGGTACAGCACAATATTTTACAAAGTGGAACTCTGCAAATAGTTTGACAGATGCGAGCATGTATTATTCTTCTGTAAGTAGTAGCAATATTTCTACAGATAATTTTCAAGTACATGGTACAAATAAATATTTGCGTGTTTATGGAAATTCACAACCGATTATACAAGTTAGTTCAACTTTTAATAGTTCGTTAATTTTAGATAGTCTTACAACTGCATCAGATGCAATGATATTTACAGTAGGAGCAGATGGTTATTATTATACATTTGGAAGTCCATTAAGTGCAAGTTGGGGAAGAGGTTCATTTGAATGGATATCATATACAGGATCTAATAATTGGACATTTGGAGGAAAAGATTATACAGCAGATAATCTTGCATATGGTATTTTAAGAGTAATGCGAATGCGTTCAAACGGATTTTATTTCTGGCCATTGGCAGGAGTGCAAAGTATTTCAAAAGATGGTACATTTAATATCGGTGTTGATTCCAGTTCAGAAAATCACGAATCAAGATTAATGATTCAGATTTATAGTGGAAGTAGTGCAAATCCTACTGTTGATCATTTACACAAAGCGATTGAAGTATATTATGGTAGTGGATCAACAAATAATGTTACTTTTTGTGTAAGTAGTAGTGGTAAAACTTACATGGGAGGAAGATTAGAAGTTAACGGAGGATTAAAGTTAAAGAGTGATTCCTATCTTGCAATTACACAACAGGGACAAGTTATCAGTTTGAACTCGGAAAATTACGCAACAAAGTATATTGAACTCCAAAATGACGGAACCGCATCTATAACAATGAGTCAGGGTACTCATTTAAACGTAATAGTCAATCAAGCATATGAGAATAATGGTTCGTGGAATGGTAAAATTTATTTTACAGGATCCTTTTTAAGCAGCAGTGGAGAAACGTTTGATTGTCCTATCGTTTGGAAAAATGGAAGTCAACCGGCTATCTCTACTGGAAATGCAGCTCGTGCAGATTTTTTCACTTTTTATTCAGTAAATACATCGAATCTAGGACCAAAAGGATCTGGTGCAAAAAATAATACAGTTATATACGCTGTGGTAACTCAAAATATGTATTAAAGATAAATTTATGTGTTATATCCATGATATTTGTACAAATCGCAAGTTATAGAGATCCACAACTAATACCAACTGTATTAGATTTAATAAAAAATGCAGATTATCCAAAACGACTACGAATTGTTGTTGCATGGCAACATGATTCTAATGAATCTATTTTACCTATTAAAAAATATATCAAGTACATTGATATACCGTATAACGAAAGTAAAGGTGTTTGTTGGGCAAGAAGTTTGATACAAAAAGAATATAAAGATGAAGATTTTATATTGCAATTAGATTCACATCATAGATTTGTAAAAGGGTGGGATACAAAACTATATAAGTTATATGATCAATGTAAAAGTTTAGGAAGTTCCAATCCTTTATTAACAGCATATTTGCCACATTTTGATTCGTGTAAAAAGATTTATAAAAAAGAAGTATGGCAGATGAATTTGGAAAAGTTTTTGGATGAAGGACCATTGTTTTTTGTTCCCGAACAAATTCCAAATATAAAAAATATTAAATATCCTGTTCCATCTCGTTTTTTTAGTGGACATTTTGCGTTTGTAGATGGTGATTTTATTAAGAAAGTTCCATATGATCCTAATTACTATTTTTTTGGTGAAGAAACAAACATAGGAGTACGAGCATTTACTCATGGCTATGATTTATATCACCCGCATAAAATTATAGGATGGCATCAATATGATAGAGCTTATAGACACAAGCATTGGGAAGATCACAATAAAATTATTAATAAAAGTAAATATAATTGGTATGATTTGGATAAAAAGTCTATGAATCGATACAAGCAATTGTTTGAAAATAATGAAAATATAGGCAAATATGGATTTGGCAATATTAGATCTTTACATGAGTATGAAATATATGCAGGCATAAACTTTAAAAATAGAACTATTAGTGAGTATACTAAAAAAAATTTACCTCCACCAAATCCAATTGAATAAAAAAAATTGAAAAATAATTTTTTTGCTATATATAATAGATGATGATATTAAAATCATCCATATATGCTCAAAATGAGATATATGAAAATAGGCTTAATAAGCTATTTAGAAAAAAATATGAGTATTATTAAATATAAAACACCGATGTATAATCTTCTTCAAAGAGAAGAATTTTTAACTCCATTTGATAGAATTTTTGATGAATTCTTCAAAGCAAACTCTCCTAACTTCACCCAAGATTTTGGTGTTGATTTTTTCGAAAAAGGATCATATCCAAAGGTAGATATTACTGATTACAATGATCGTATAGTAATTGAAGCTGAAATACCGGGGTTACCGAGAGAAGATGTCAATGTAGAAGTTCTTGAAAATATTTTAGTTATAAGTGGAAATAAACGTAAAAAAGAACAAAAAGACGAGTTTGGAAAATTAATTTATAAAGAACTAAAACATTCTTCGTTTCGTCGAAGTTTTACATTAGCAGATAATTTAGCTAAAGAAAATATAGATGCAAAATTTGAAAATGGTATATTAACTGTTACATTGTTTAAAATAAAACCGTCGAATGAAAAACAAGTAGCAAAAAAGATACCTATTAAGTAAAACAAATAAATAAAGGTTATAGTAAACCTCTGTTATATATAAAAAATAACAGAGGTTTTATATTTATTAATATGAAATTTACAAAATTTGAAAATTTAGTTGGATTAACATCTTTGTTTATCGCATCCTGTGCAGCATTTTTTAGTATTGTCGGTATTGGCATGCTATTTAGTGGATCTTCTATCGCAGCTATGTTGATGGCAAGTTCATTAGAATTAGGAAAACTTGTTGCGACAAGTTTTCTATACAGATACTGGACTTTAACAAAAGGATTTTTAAAAATATATTTAACTGTGGCTATATTTGTATTGATGCTAATTACTTCACTTGGAATTTTTGGATATTTGAGCAGTGCTTATCAACAATCCAGTATAGAAGATAGTTTGTTACAAGAAAAAATAAAAGTAATTGAAGATCAAAAAATAACTATTAAAGATAAAATTAATTCATCAAAATCGAGAATTTCTAGTATAACCGAGTTAAGAAATAGTCAAGAATCGCGTTTAAGTCAAAGTATGACCAATATTTTAATTGCAAGAAATCCTGTACAATTAAAACAAATACAAGAACAAACTAAAGAATTAATAGATCAAAGTGAACTTTCGATTCAAAAAGAAAATGAAAAGATTCAATTATCTATAGACGATTTACAAAAACTAGACAGTCAAATAGGACAGTTAAAAATACAATCTGGGTCTAAAAAAGATTTACAAACGTTTAAATTTGTTGCAGATGAATTTGGAGTAAATATTAATAAAGTAGCAAAATGGTTTATTATAGCATTAATATCTGTGTTCGATCCATTGGCAATATGTTTGTTGTTGGCATATAATACAACAATCAATAAAAATTATAGTGTAACTAATTTTACTAAACCAGAGTCTATATTAGAAAAAGAAAAAGAAAATATAAATCAAGAAACTAAATCTGAAGAGGTTTCGAAAGATATAGTTACGTCAGAAGTTACTAATGTTAACGAAATTCCTTCGGAAACTCCCGCACAACCTTCTGCTGAACAATATCCTAAAAGATTTTTTAGTTTTTGAAAATGTCGTATATATTTAGATTACAGTTTAACACTTACTGAAATATATGGAAGAATCTTATATTAAAGAAATTATAAAAATGTTGAAGACATCAATTAAAAATAATGATTGGGATCTGGTACAAGATAGTATTGATTATATGAATGAATTTTTAGAGGATGTTGAAGAGGAAGAAGAGGAATAAATTATGTTATTGACAATTGTTATATTAGGGTTATTATTGTTAGTATCTTTGATATTAAATTTTTATTTTGGATCAAAATTATTAAATCTTTTTGATAAAACTGAAGAATTAGCTAATAAAAATAGTGAATTGGATTCTATCATTAAAGAAATTGTAGAAGATATTTCAAATACTTATAAAAATTTAAAAATCGTAGATGATAAACAAATATTTGAAAAAGATGAAGACGTAGGCTTTGTTTTTTCTGATATTTTAACATTGATCGAAAAAATAAAAACAAAATATGATTACCAAGAAGAAAATAAAAAATAAAAAAATATCAAAAATTAATATTAAAAAATTTAAAAAGACCAGAGTGAAGTCTACAAAGATTTCGAAGAAACAAGCAAAAAACATAAAAATTCAAATTGATATTCCGAAGGTAATTAAAAATAAAGAATCAAAGTCTCAAAAAGTTAAAGAACCAAAAGTTAAAAAAGAAAAGAAAGTATCTGCATCGTCAATGTATTTTACACAAGATACTGAAAATGCGATTATATCGTATAATTCAGAAGAAAATTCTGAAAAAAGAAATTATATTTATAACAACCAGATAAAATATAGTTTTGAAAAATTAGTAGAAAATGTTTTTAATACGTTTAAATTTACTTATTTTGATAACTCTCCAATAGAAATACAGAAAGAAACCGTTGCACATTTAGTTGCAAATATTAATAAATTTCAAGCGGGAAAAGGAAAAGCATTTAGCTATTTTAGTATAATCGCTAAACATTATTTAATATTTCATAACAATAATAATTATAAAAGATTTAATCAAAATGTAGATATTAGTGATACACCAAGTGAGACTGCGGTGTGTTTACAAGTTGAAGATAAGTATTATAAGAACACAGAAATGTCAGAGTTCATGAAATTAATGATTGAATATTGGGAAAAAAACGTGGGAAGAATTTTTACAAAGCAAAAAGATTTAAATATAGCTAATGCTGTTATAGAATTGTTTAGAAATAGTGAAAGAATTGATGTATTTAATAAAAAAGCATTGTATCTTTATATTCGAGAAATTAGTTCGTGTAAAACACAACAAATAACCAAGGTTATAAATAAAATGAAACAATATCAAACGAATATAACTAAGTGTTATGTTAATAATGGAATTTTACAACAATCATATGGAATATAAGTATGGATTTAGAATTTGAAATATATAAAGGAAAGAAATTTTCTTCGTTGCTTAAAGATATTGTTATTAATAGTGAAGATAGAAATGATACCATAGAGCAATTAATTAATGATTTAAGATCTATGGTAAAAACACCACAAGATGCGTTATTAATTATTCCTTTAATACGAGAATATTTAGATGTTACTATAAAAAATGACGAGCAGCTTGTAAAATTAGCGGCAATTATTCAAAGATTAGCTTCAAATCAAGGTGGAAAAGATGGAGAAACTGGTTTTGGTTTAAGTGAAGACGAACGAAAACAATTGATGGAAGAAGCAAGTAGTATTGCCAAAGAAATAAGTAAACCAATAGAAAAATAAACAAATATGTCTTACTGGAATATTAAAAATTCAATAGGTAGTAATTCTAAATTTAATGAAAATGGGTTTAAAACTACATCAGAGACATCAAATTTATCAGAATTTTATGAATTAGAAGAAGCTGTAGTTTTAGATGTAATATTAGATGCGACTCATCCTGCTATTGAAACTTTGGTGGCAGAAGAATGGCCAGATAATTATAAAAATCAATTAACAGATCAAATCGATAAGGATACAAAAAAAGGTTCAAAAAACTATACGTACATAGGAAGAGTTTTATTTCGTTTATTGAATTCGCAAATAGGTGTACCAAGAGAACAATTAGTATGGGCAAAGCCAATGAATTCTACTGGAATAATAGAATTTCCTCTGTTAAATGAAGTAGTATTAATTGGTAAATTTAGAAGAGAATGGTATTATTTTCGAAAATTAAATATTAATGGCTTTCAAAATAACAATGCTCGTTTTGATATTGAAAAAACTGAAGGTAATACAGTAGGTAATCGACAAGATAATGTATCAAAAAATAATACATATAAGCCTTTAAAAGGTCCAATATCATATGTAGGTCCATCCCAAATAAAAAATGCAAATTATGGAGGGGTTTTGGGAGAATATTATTTAGCAAATAATAAAATAAGAACTATAAAAAAATATGAAGGAGATATGACGATTGAAAGTCGTTTCGGTCAATCTATTAGGTTTTCTTCATATGATTCTAATAGAAAATTTGACATAGGAGATTCACGTTATCCTGATTATACAGGTGCAGGTAATCCGATGATTATAATACGAAATCGTCAACGTCAATTGGGAAATGAAAATGGAGAAACAGAAGGACTTCATAAATTGTTGCCAAAAATACCGAAAATACCACCTTTAGAAAAGAATTCAGGAGGTATTATAGAGGAAGATATAAACAATGATGGAAGTTCAATTTATATTACATGTGGATTAACTCAGTCAAAATGGAAAACCACAGTATATAAAACTATATTCTGTAAGAATAAGAAAGAGGAACAATCTAAATATTCACCAGAAGGTGCAACTTCGTTTATTAATCCTTCTGTATTAGACGGAGACCAAATTGTTATAAATACTGATCGATTGATTTTAAGTAGCCGTTTGGCAGAAACTTTTCATTATAGTAAAAAAAGATATGCCGTTATAACTGACAGTGAATACACAGTGGATGCAGATGATCAAGTTGTTATTACTACCAATAAAAAAACTGTAATTAATAGTCCTGTAATTTACTTAGGTCAATATGATGAAACAAATGAACCTGCACTTTTAGGACAAACAACTGTTGATTGGTTATATGATTTGTGTGAGTGGTTAAAAGCACATATCCACTTATATGATCATACACATCCTCATGCAGGTGGCGCAGTACCAAATGTGACAAATGTACCTGTAAATCCTCAAATCAAATTGTTGGAAAAATTACAAGCTAGATTGAAATACTTGATGAGTAGACGAGTATTTGTTACGGGTGGAGGATATGCATTAGGAGCAGACGGAGTATCTCCAATCAATACTGATAGTAATGTAATACCTACAACGGTGAACCTTGATAGTGGAAAAGGAGTTCCGGGAGGATATTATGCCAAGTCAAGACGAGAAAAACGTTGGTAATCATCAAAATTATATAGATAAAATAAAATATTCAAAGATAGTTATTATATATGACAAAAAACGATCAATTGAAACAAATAATACGTAAAATTGTTCACGAAGAGATTCAAAAAGAATTGCCTAGTTTAATTCCAAGTGTTTTATCAGAGATTTTAACTGAAAAAAAACAAAGTTCTGAAAAACATGAGAGCGAAGACTTTTTTAGTTCTCTAAAAAAAGAGGATAATTCTTCTAAACAAGTTAAGACACCAAAAAAGTATTCAACAAATCCTTTAATAAATCAAATATTGAATAAAACTGAAGGTGAAGTTCCACAAGAGGCTTCATATGGACAACAAATGTTGCCTCCGGTTAAAAAAATGCCTTCACAAAAATTAAATATCAAAGAACAACCTGTATCTTCTGCATCTCCAGTATTAAATGAAGAAACTAAAGCACAAGCTAAAATGGGAATATTTAAAGATTATAGAAAATTGATGAAAGCAGTTGATACGAAGAAGAAAGCTGGTGGCTTTTTAGGAGGATCTGTTGGGGGATTAAGTATTGACGGTGGAGTTCCGACTGATTTTTCAACGATAGACTAATATGAAACCTATAGGATTAGTACTACCATTAACTCGTGGAAATGCAGGATTTTTTGATCAATCATATGATACATTGACTCAAATTAAATCTAACATAATAAATTTATTGCTTACTAATTCAGGTGAAAGAAGAATGCAACCACAGTTTTCAAGTGGTTTACAAGAATATCTGTTTGAACAAAATTTGGAAGAAACTCTAGAAATTTTGAAAAAAGTAATCCAAGACAAAATAAATTTGTGGATACCGGGCGTAACTGTTAAAAATGTTAATTTAAAATTTACTGATAGTGAAAAAAACAATTTTAAAGATACTTATAAAGTATACATTAAAGTAGAATTTATTGTAAATAATCAATCGGATTCAGTAAATGTAGAATTGACACAAAATAAAGTATAATTTTATGGCAGATATAATTCAAAAGCAATTTAATACATCTAAAAAGGATATAAAATATATAAATAAAGATTTTGCTTCCTTTAAAGATGCATTAATTCAATATGCTCAAACATATTTTCCTACTTCATACAAAGATTTTACTGCTGCTTCTCCGGGTACAATGTTTATCGAACAAGCATCTTATGTTGGAGATGTATTAGCATATTACACAGACTATCAATTCAAAGAAAGTTTACTTGCTTATGCAGAAGAAATAAAAAATGTAATAGCATTGGCAAATTATTTAGGATATAAAACTAAACCTACAAAATCTGCAATAACAACTATTGATGTTTATCAATTAATTCCCGCTGTAAAAAATGAAACAACCAATGAATACGAACCAGATTTGACATATGCTCTCGCATTAAGAGAATATATGCAAGTTATGAATACAGCGGGTGTATATTACATAACAACTTCTCCTATTGATTTCGCAGTAGACACAAAGACTTCTCCTAGAGAATCAACAATTTATTCTAGGGATGATTATGGAATTCCACAATTCTTTTTATTGAAAAAATCTGCATCCGTAATTGCTGGACAAATTGTAAATACAGAATTTAATATAAACAGTGCGCAATCATTTTTAAATATTTCATTAGCTGAAAAAAATGTCGTTGATATATTAGATGTACGTGATAGTGATAATAATAAATGGTATCAAGTTGATTATTTAGCACAAGATTTAATTTTTACTGAAGAAGAAAATTCAATTAATAATGACCAAACTTTACCTGCGTATAAAACTACGGTTTCAAAATTAATAAAAACATTGAAAACTTCAAGAAAGTTTACTGTTAATGTTACGTCTAATAATACGACCTTTTTGCAATTTGGTCCGGGTACAGATAGTATGTCTGATGAAATTATTTATCCAACTCAAGATATTGTAGGAATAGGATTGAGTAATTTAGGAAATTTAAATCTATCATATGATAGTAGTAAGTTGCTCAAAACAAATTCAATGGGTCAAGCCCCCGCAAACACTGTATTAAACATAAAATATATTATTGGAGGTGGTATATTAAGTAATTGTGCGTCCGATGATATAAAAACTATTGTTTCTGTTGAATATGCAAATGATTTTTCAACATTAAATCCATCTCAATTAAATTTAATACAAACTATTCAAAACTCATTAAGAGTAAATAATCCAATTCCAGCAACTGGTGGAGGTGGCGAAGAAACAGTTGATGAAATTAGACAAAATGCGTTGGCATATTTCGCTTCACAAAACAGAGCAGTTACAGCGGATGATTATATAACACGAGTTTATAGTTTACCTGCAAAATTTGGAACAATTGCAAAAGTTTTTGCAGTGACAAATTCTAATTTAAACGTAAATATAAATAAAAATATAAGTGGATTTTATGATTACAACGATCAAGTTACTTTATTAAATAATGCGGTTGATAATTACTTTAGAAAAGTAAATTATGATATATCAAATCCATTTAGTATTAATTTATATGTTTTAACTTATGATTCAAATAAAAATTTATCATCAATTAATAATGCGTTATTATACAATCTCAAAAAATATTTAGAAAAATATAAATTATTGTCTGATGGTATCAATATTATTGATGGATATATTATCAATTTTGGAATAGATTTTAAAATTTATGTATTTAATAACTATAATAAAAGAGATGTGTTAAATCAATGTATAGAAAAAGTTAAAAATTACTTTTTAATAGATAAATGGACGTTTAATCAACCAATAAATATAAATCAATTAGAATTAGAAATTGCAAATACAGAAGGTGTACAATCTGTTGTAGAGATTAAATTTAAAAATTTAACAATTAATGATGGAACATATTCTCCGCATGAATATAATTTTGAGCAAGCAACTGTGAATAAAATTGTTTATCCGTCGTTAGACCCATCTGTTTTTGAAATTAAATATCCAGACACAGACATTAGAGGAGCAGTGATTTAATATGCATTATTTTATATATCCGTCTAAAGATACTTATCTTACTAACGAAACCACTTATGTTTCTAAAAGTTTGGGTATTGATGAAATTTTAGAAGTTAAAGCGAATACTCAATTGATACAAACTACAGTGTTTTATCAAAGTAGCAGTGTTTCTCAAAGTTCAAATATTGTTTTAACTTATAATAAATTCTCTGGAAGTTTAAATGCTGATTTAAGTGGATCTGGCACAGGATCATATTTGATTGTTAGTGGAAGTGCTAATGTAACCGCATCAAATTACTTTACAGGTATTTTAACGGGAAGTTTAGAAGGCACCGTATATATTGGAAGTATTACAAATACATCTGCAAGTATGACCGGAAGTATATCCGGTTCAATTACAGGTAGTTGGTCTGGATGTATCGACAATGCATCTGGAAGTGTGCAATCATTTAGTGGAACTGGATTAGGAACATTTTTAGGAACTCAAAGTGTTTATAATCCAATAACAGTAAATTCAAATTTACCAGAGTTAAGTAGAGCATTGTTAAAATTTGATTTAACTACTATTTCTAAATCAATTGCAGATGGAACTATATCGAATACTGGATCAATGAAATTTAATTTAAAATTAATTGTAACTGAGTCTGAAGAGTTGCCACTTTCTTACTCAATTTATGGATATCCTGTTAGCCAAAGTTGGGAAATGGGAAACGGACGATATGCAACTGGAGGAAGTCATTTAGGAGCAAGTTGGTATTATAGAAACTATTCAGGTAACTCTGGTAGTTTAGAATGGTATCCAATAACAGCAAGTGCTACGTATAAATTTGTAGATTATTTAAATACTAGTTCTTATGCAAGTGAATCTTTTCAAAAAGGAGGAGGAACGTGGTATTATACAATTCCAAGTTCGTATAGTGTACCTGCAAGTGGATATTGTTCAAATTTACAAACGACATCTTCATTAGTTTGTTCACAATCTTTTGATTATACAACATCAGATATTAATATGAATGTAACATCTATTGTTAAATCATGGATTTGTGGATGCGTACCTAATGAAGGAATAATATTATTAAGTTCTTTAGAGTTATCAGAAGCCGAAAATACCACAGGAACTCTTAAATTTTACAGTAAAGATTCAAATACTATTTATACACCGTATCTTGACGCACAATGGGATGATACTTCTTATATAAGTGGAAGTTTAGTTTCAGTAAGTGAAAGTGTTCCATTTACAGTGGTATTAAAAAATGTAAGCAAAAATTATAAATTTGGATCATTACCTAGAATTGATGTTTTTGCAAGAGCAAAGAATCCTTTGAAGAATTTTGTAAAGGGATATCAAATGAATCAGTATTTGACATCAAGTTTACTTCCGACAAGTTCTTGTTATGCTATTAAAGATAATGAAAGTGAAAGAATGATTTTAGACTTTGATAGTTATACAAAATTAAGTTGTGATGGTAATGTTCATTATTTTAATTTAGATACAACTTCATTTGCAGTAGAAAGATACTATAGAATTCTAATCAAAACCGTGACAAATAATACTACACAAATATTTGACAATGGATATGTATTTAAAATTACAAGATGAAATCTTTCATACCAGAAATAAATCAGTTTTTATTAACAGGAGAATTTACTAATAATTTAGACAATTTTGGTAATATAAATATATTTTCCGTTCCTAATAATATAAATGAAGAATATGTATCATTTAGATTATTAAATAATCTTTATGACAACAAAAAAATAAAAGAATTATACGATGTTAGTATGGAAGAGATAGCAACACCTACGGTTTCTGAATTGATTGAGACTGAATCTAACAAAGATACGATAAGTAGACTAAATATTGAAGTAGCTGCTTTGAATGATCAATTGAACGCAGTAATAAATTCTAGTAAAATTAAAACCACAGACGATGATGTTGCCGCAGCAAAAAATCTTATCATACAATTAAGAATTCAATTAGGAGAAGGAAAGGTCGAGTCTGATTTTTCTAGTCAATTTCCATATTTGAAAAACGTTGATAATCCACCAGAATAATTTATGGCATTTGCATATAAAACAATATCAAATTATACAGACCAATTAAATACAGCGTCTTTTTACGAACAAAAAGATCTGGATAATGTTTTTTCAGGATCTGTATCTGATTATTATTTTGGAAATTCAGAACAAGATTTAGTAGAATTTTCAATCTATGATATAGAAGGTAATTTACAAGCATGGAATTATTTATCGGTAAATCCGATTTATAATATTGTTTCTAGAACATACAAAGATGTTGATCAAAAAACTTTAACATACGAATATAAAAGATTTGATAATAGTAATTATACAGTTTCATTCAATAGAAATTTTTTATTGAATCTATTAACAAATTTAAGTGCAAGTGGAATAACTACTGGTAATAATATCGTTTCTTATAATTTTGTTAGAAATATTGGAAGTTCTACAGATTATCCTCTTTTAATTACAAATATTTCACAAAATAGAAAAGAAATAGAATTATCTCCTACATTTAATATTGACAAAAACGATAATGAAAATGTATTAGTTAATTTACAATTGAGTGCATTTTGTCAAAAGAAAATACTTTTACGAGATATTGTAAATATTTTAGTTTCTAAATTAGAAAAATATCAAATTTACGCACAATCACAACAATTAATTGATAATAATAAAGCTATATTTGCGTTGATGAAGTCTGTGTTCGGGTTTAAAACCGACATGGATATAATAAAGTTTTTAAATGATACTTATATAGGATATACTAAATCTATAAAAGGAAACGATAATCAAATTATATATGAAATTTTTGATGGCATTTTAAATTACTTAAAAAACTGGATCTATACTTACTATCAAAAAATAGTATCAGTAGAAGATTTACAAAATGAATTTAAATACATAATAAATAAAGCAACTGAATCTGAATTAAATAAATTAAATTTATTTTTTGGAAACAATGCAGTAAATAAAGAAAAAATTACAAATTTTATAACTGGTATTTTTTATGATAATTTTGTTAAAATTGTATTAGATACTATTGATATTGAATATAAAAATAAATTTTTAGGATATTTACAAAACGCATTAAACTTCGGAAATGGTAATTTTTTAACAATTTTAAATTTCAAAGGGTATATTAATCAATCTGGTTCTCCGGTTTTAATTGTTAAATTATTTGATTTCTTACCATTATCTGTTGGATTACGAGATCGTTGTTGGGTATCTAATATTTCAATTCAACCTTTGATTCAAAAGATAGTAATAAATGTACCTAAAGTAAGACAAACGTTTAAAATTGCTCCTCCGAATTTCAAAGTTAGAGTTGACAGTTACGTATCAAATCCTGTTGATTTTAAATCGTCTAATGATTTAAAATTATCAGATGATGTAAAAAATAGTGTAAATTTTTATAAAAAAGAAACTGAATTAAATGTAGATTATAGCAATTTTTCTAACTTTATATTATTTTCTTCTGCGGAAATAAGAGTAAAATTATTATTAAATAAATTATTAAAAGTAAATTCATTAAACAATAAAATTTTACAGTATCAAAGTTCATCTATATCAGCAAGCAGTGCTTTAAGTATGTCGTATGCATTCGATACATCAAATGCAAAAAAACAAATAAACACTATATATGATTCTTTTGATGGATATGAAATTTATTTAAATAATTTATCATTTATACAATCCGGATCCAATAATAGTGATTACCAAGATTATATTAATTCTGCGATAGAATATGATAGAGACAATAAAGACAGTCTTGTTAACAATGTACCTGCATATATTGTTAATGATTCAGATAATTCTGATTATTTAATTTTCTTATCAATGATAGGTCATCATTTTGATAACTTATATCTTTATATAAACAAATTTCCTATATTACAGTATGTTAGTGGTGATTTTTCATCATCGTTTAATACTGCATCTATTTCATATGGTAGCTCATCGTATGTTTCATCATTTGCAAATGTACTATTAGAACAATTTGGATGGAATCCTATTAGTTCATTTGACGATTTGTCTATTGAATCGATGTATTTGAGTGGATCAAATACAATATCAAATGACGAAAAAAATAAAACATTGTGGAATCGTATTCTTCAAAATCTTCCTGTAATATATAAAACGAAGGGAACTGAAGAATGTATTAGATTAATAGAAAATATTTACGGTATTCCTAATAATTTATTAGGTGTAAAAGAATACGGAGGAAATAATTTATCCACCGATGATGATTCATCTTATACTTTTTCAAAACGTTACTATTTCACTAAATTTAATGGAAATAGCACTCAAATTTTAATTCCACCAGTTTCTCCTCAAAAGGCAATCGAATTTAAATTTCGTGTAGATTCTACTCACAATTATCCTCAAAAAGTGCCGGTAACTCTCATTTGTGATGATACGGATTCTTTCAAGATTAAAATTGAAAAAGACGTAAAAAACGGAATGGGAAAATTCATTGTAAGCAAATTCGCAGGATTATATGAGGTTGTATTTGAAAATGTTCCTTTGTTCACGGGTAAAATATTTAATTGTTTATTAAATGTTGTGGATCTTTCAGAAGATTTTGACTATGGAACAGATGCTCCTCCTAGTTTGTTTAAAATTAGATTAACGTCAGTTGAGGATGATCGTATTGTATATGATAATAGTCATCAAGACATACATCACAAAGATTTAATAGAGTCATTTGTTACAGGATCTACAATTCGTGTTGGAAATTATTTTAATACAAATAATTTTTATGGTAACATAGATAAAATCAATATATGGAAATTTCAGTTAAGCGATGAAGCATTTTTAGACCATTGTAAAAATTTTGATGGATATAATAATTATTCTCCTACTTCTAGTTATTCGGACTTACATTTTAGATATAGTCGTGATTATCCAATAAATTTGTATACATCTTCTGGATTATATCCATTTTATAATGCAAATAAATATTATTCAACACTTACTGCCTCGGTATACTATTTTCCACCAAATACAATTACCGAAATTAACTGTATTCCTACATCTGCTTCAATATTTCCATATCAATACGATATAATTGATGCAAATCAAAATATAAAACTTAATAGCGCAGGGCCAAACAAATATAAGAATAGAAAAATTAATAAGGCAACCGAAGATGTTGTTGCTCGTTTAATGCCAGATGAAAGAAGTGTAGTTCCAAATACAGTTACACAGGATTCTAATTTAATTGGTGTATATATTTCTCCATTTAAAACTAAAGAAGACGATATAATTGATTTTCTTGGAAATTATAATTTAATGAATGTTATTGGAGATCCTAACAACATTTATCAATCATCCTATGATTCATTACGTCAATTAAGAAATGATTATAATAAAAATAATTTAGCTGAGAAAGTATTGTATCAAGAATTTTTAACACTATATAAAAATTATTTTGATAAGTCGTTTTTTACAACAGTTAGACAATTAATACCGTTAAGAAATAAATTAATTGATGGTATTTTAATTGAACCTTCTGTTTTAGAAAGAAGTAAATATAAAAATCAACCAATTGATAGCGGAATCTATTCCGATTTAACTGCAAATGTATTTAACAAACGATATACATCAAGTGCAATTAATATCGGTATGAAATCATCTTCTATTTTTCTTGATATTCCAAAAAATGGAAACAATACAATAGGTAATACAAATAATTTTAAATTTAATTATGTTTCAGACGATGCAATAGCAATCAGAAATTCAATATTTTCTATTTCAGGTAGTTATACTACATTTGATTCAACTGGATCATTGGAAACATATAAAATTTATAATTTATTTAAACCTTATAATATTACTTCTGACAATAGTATTTATTATAAAACGTTAAAACAGTATAATTTGGCTAAATCAGATAGTGTTTTGGAAGACGGAAGCAACATAGATATACAATCATATCCAGTTGGACATTATTCGTTAAAAACAAGACCGTGCAGAACATTTAAAGTTAATAAATTGATTGATAAATCTATAAGTTCTTCTTTATTTGTTAAATCTGAACAAACTATATATACGACAGTTAATGAAAAAGGTATTTTAGACGGTACGTCTCCTGTAGAAATAACTTTTATTAATAGAGATAGAAATTTAAATTCTTTAAGTACTAATTAATATTTAATAAAAAATAATATAACATATATTTATTAATAATATGGCATATCTAGACAACAATACAATTACAGTGACTGCAACTCTAACTAAAAAAGGAAGAGAATTGCTCGCAAAGAACGGAAATTTAAATATAACATCGTTTGCATTAGCAGATGATGAAATTGATTATACTTTGTATCAATCAAATCATCCGTTAGGATCTGCTTATTATGATTTAGCAATCAGAAATACTCCTGTATTAGAACCATTTAGTGATGAATCGCAATTAATGAAATATAAGTTAGTAACTTTACCATCTGGTGTTACTGCGATTCCAATTATCAGCGTTGCACAAACTTCAATCGATGTGCCAAAGAGTTATGCCGCTGATATAATCATTTCTCCGAGTACAAATCCTACATACAATACAACGTTAGGATACACTGCAATTCTTGGAAATAAAAATATTGGAAGTCTTATTGTAACTCAAGTTAATAGTATAAATTCTGTTTCGAGTACAATTCCAAGCTTTGCAGGAGATGCAGTGGCTGAAAGTTCACAAGTTGTTGTTGGTTTGCAATTTAAATTTGTACCTAATTCAGCATTGACTCGTACAACTACAACAACAATTACGATTGTTGGCAATGAAAGTGGAGGCAGTTTAACAATTCCAGTAAAAGTAACCGTATAATATTATGATATTTAGCAAATTTTCTGATTCCGATGTTGTTTTAGGAAGAACTAACAGAGTTTCATCTGGTTTTTGGTCAGATGGTAACTTTGCGCATTCTCAATCTGCATTGTTTACGTCATCTACACAAACACAAATAACAGGATCCAGTGGAACTAATGATATTAAGAATGGATTATATTATTATGATGTATATTCATCAAATCCTTTATTTTTTGCGAGCGCACAAGTTCACTTTTCTATAGCATATGGAGATTATTATGGTTCTGGTTCTGGAACTGCCGACACAAGTAGTTTAGCAAATCCTACTAAAGCAATATATTCTCAATATAAAAATTATTTATTAAGTCCAACAGATACTTTGTTTAGTTTTAAAACCGGAAGTTATAGTAATATAAGCAGTATTATTACTGATTCAACTTCTACAACAAACTCAGACTCGATATTTGTTATTACATTTGCAAATGATAAATATAAAGACAGAGTAGATGAAGGTCAATTGCAATTTAGCTTAAGCGGATCGATAGGATTATTTACTTTTATAGACGATTCTTCTGTAGTTAAAACGCAACAAGATGTTTATAATATTATCAGTGGTAGTATTGTTGATGGTGTACCAAGTGCATCGTTGTCGAGCAGTGTATTACATTACAAAGCTTTGGGACTATTTTATCCAAAAACTGGTATTGTTGTTTTAAACGCTACTACATTAAGTTCAAGTATTGGTATTACATTAAATAGAAGTAATACCGGAGCTTATAAAGTAAATCAACAATATTTATATGCAGGATTGACTCTTGCTGAAAAAAGTATAATGAAAGTAAGAAAATCTGAATTTTTACCTTCAAGACAATACTTTGTGCGTGTTAAAAATCAAGATTTTAATTACAGTAATAATCCAACTTACGTATCGGATGGTACTGATGGTAATACCAAAGGAACTATACTTATTACAGAATTTTTAACAGATCCAAAAACATATCCAACAACAATTGGATTGTATGACGAATCGAATGAATTGGTTGCGGTTGCAAAGTTAAGCCAACCAGTTCAAAAGGATTTTAATAATGAGTTGTTAATTCGTGTTCGTTTAGATTTTTAAATAATGATAAAAAATTTAAATAAAGATGATATTCAAGTTACTCCCTTTATTGCACAAAAATCTTGGAACTTACAAAATTTAGATAATGAAGATTTAATTTTGTGGATGTCAGGATCTTTAACAGGGGAATTATCTGCAATTTATACTGATTATGGCGACGGATCTACAACGCCATATGTGAATAGTAGTAGTTATCTGGCTTTACAACAACAAGATGTAAATTCATACATAACCTATCAACGAGGTATTAAAAAATCAGGTACATTTTTTACAGAGGGAATGTTCGAATATGTTTCAGAATCAAACCCTCGTAATCAAGATGGTAGTTATATGCGAGTAGTTTATAATACACATCAAAGATTATTTTTTAATACTTATGATAATCCTACTGAATTATTAGGATTAGAAAATATTAATTTAAGTTCTTCGATGAGGTTATTAACAGATGCAATGGATGTATTTAGCTTAAATAAGTCTAATTTCGGAGAAAAGATTGTACCAAACAGTGTTGTTATATATGATAATCAATTTGACGAAGCATATACTATTATCGATGATGGAAAAACAAACTTAATTTTTAGTGGAAGTTACTTTAATAAATTTCAAGAACTTTCTCCTATATAATAATGAGCGAAAATTTTGAAAAATTTAAATATGGAACGGCAACCGATATAAATGCAACATATGCAGTTATCGGAAATCCTTCTTCTTTTTATTTACATAACACTTATGTAGGAACAGGTAGTGTATATGTTTATAAGTATTCTAGTGAATATGACAGTTATCAATATTTAAAAAACATAAAGAAGACATATTCATTTAATGATAATTCTGTTTTAGCAGTTGATACGAGTAGTGCTATAGAAACATTTTTGAATGCAGATACATCATCAAATGCAAATGGTTTAAATTTATTAATCGATCTTGACTCAGCTAGTATTATAAAACTAAGTGATGGATTTGGAACATCAGTATCTTTATCTGGTTCTATATTAGCAATAGGATGTCCTTATTTTTATTATAAAAATTTTCCTACATCTGCTATATTGACTGGCTCTGCAACAATAGAATTGTATAATTTAAGTTCAATAACATCAAGTGCAAGTGTGGCATCTCCAAGTTATGTTATATACAACAGCTCATCTTACGAAGTAAACAATACGCTTGGAGAATCTATATCTCTTGCTGGAAACGTGTTGGTTGTAGGTTCTAGTTTATCTAGTAATACGTCAGGAGCATTTTATATTTATACTCAATCGTTAAGCAATACTTGGGATTTGTATCAAAGTTTTTCAGGGTCTGCGGCTGGACATAGATACGGAGGATCTGTAAAAATTGATCCAAGCGGTTCAAAGCGAATTGCCGTTGGTAATTTTTCAACGTCGTCAATTTTTGGCGTTGATGTTTATACTTATAATTCATCTACCGGGTTCTGGGCAAAATCAGAAACTGTTTTTGAAGATAGAACATTAACTGGTTCTTTAAATAATGTAGATTTTCCTCCTTATATTGAAAATGTTGCAAGTGGAAGCGGATATGGTCGAAGTGTAGCATTATACGGAGATTTTCTAATGGTTGGATCTCCAAGTGACATGTATTATCGTGAATATGAAGGTGCATCTACATTAAGAAATAGAGGAGCGGTATATTTTTATAATAAATGTAATGACGCAACAGATTATTATTTGATAGAAAAATCATTTGGTGATGCTGATTTACAAAAAACGAACAATTTTGGATATTGTGTTGATATGACAAACACTTATGCAGTTGCATCTAGTGTATTAGATATCACCACGTATTCTTCAAGTTATATAGCTAATACTATCAACGATGTGTTTAATTCAACTAATTTGATAATAGGACAATTTCAAATTTATAAACTTAATACATCGTCATTATTAGATCCTCAATGGGATATGTTTGATTTAGTCACAAAAAAGAAAAAAATAAATTATCCGCATTCTACATTTGGACAAAGTATTTCTATCACAAATGATGATATAATTGTTGGTTCTCCAGTAAATTTACATGACCCTGAAAATATTACTGGTTCTTTCTCATCTAGTGTATTCGGATTGTCATATATTTATGATATAAAAAATTTAACGAGAAACTATCAAGTTGGTAATGTTTTTTATAGAAATGGAAAATTAATTTTATCTAATAGTGGATCTGATTTTGATAATTTACTAAAAAATCGTATAAATTCCCAAGCTCCTAAATTTGATATAAATTATCAATCTCAAGTTACTTTATATGAAAAGCAAATTGTTTGTCGAGTAGAACCGGGAGAATTTAATTATAGTACAAACCCAACGGCTTTAATAAGAAATACATTTAATTTTGATATTGATAATAATCAACAGTTTAGTTTTATTGATTTGGATCTTATTTTTAGATATATTAGTAATATGTTAAACGCAGACCAAGAATGGTTTAATTATTTTACATTCGATGAAGGAGAATATTACTGGTTTTTATATTATTATTCCAAATATAATTTAACTAATGTTCCTTCTACATATTTAGCTTCATATACAACTAAACTTGAATCTGTATATGATTTATTTGATATTGATGGTAATAATAAAATATCATTTAGTGACATGTATTTGATATGGAAGTATTTTATAAACAAACTTGATAAAAATACAGTGTTTAAATTTGTAGATACAAAATCTACCCGCAAAGCGTTAGAATCAATTATTTCATATTTAGACACACAAGTTGGAAAAAATGGATATGGAAAAATAGTTCCTGAATTTTTTAATTTTCAATATAGTTCTTCATTAGATAAAACCGGCTCGTATTTGGCTCCATATGTGACATCAATTGGATTGTATTCTGGAACTGAATTAGTCGCTATTGCAAAATTAGGCACACCCATAAAAAATTCTGGGGAATTACCTTTAAATATTTTAGTTAAATGGGATATTTAATTATATTTATAAATAGAAAGATAATATATGCCTACTCCTATTAATAGACAATCATTGAATACGGATCTTGTAAACAGATACAACAACCAAAAGGTTGGAGGATCATTTGATGCAAAAAATATTGTAACTTCAGATGACGATTTAGCACCAACATATGATGATTCGTTAAAAGGACAATTATTTTCTTTAACAAAAGGTAAATTTAGAACCAAACAACCAGTTGGATTGTCTGATTTTTCAGATGTACCAGATCGTATTAATAGTAATTCAAACCAATTATCAACTTATATTAAAGGATTTTCAAATAAAAAATATAAAGAATAATTTTCATCCATATATATAATATATGGTTATTTTAGGATTTGATGCTAGTACGGCCACCGTTGGGTGGTCTTTTTTTAATGATGGAATCGGACCCAATGGTCGTAAAGAACATTCTGGTGAGATATTAGATTGTGGATTTATTGATATCAGTAAATTACAAAATAATAAAGATAAAACTTTACATGTTATTTTTGTATTAGATAATAATAAACTAATAAAAGATATAGAAAAAATAAATTTAGAAGCTGCCCTTAGTGGATTTATGGGAGGCAGAACAAGTCAGCAAGTTATAATAAAATTAGCTAGATTCAATGCTATTTTTGAATACATTATAGGAGAGCATTGGAAAATTCCTGTTAATTTAATTAGTGTAAATAAAATGAGAAAAAAGGCATTTGGTAAATGTAGAATTAAAGGAATACCATCCAAACAATTTGTTAAATCTGAATTAGAAAAGATAGTATCGTTATCGAAATGGGATAAATTTAAAAAGAATGGAAATTGGGATGATCGAAATTTTGATATGTATGATTCAATAGTATGTTCTATGTATTAATATGGATAGGCAAACGATACTTGAACTTATAAAGAAAGTAAAAAAATTGGCAGATGCGGGAGTGGGTGGTGAAGCGGATGCTGCGAAAGAAAAATTCCAAAGACTTTGTAAGAAATACAATTGTTCAGAAGAAGATTTTGTTTCTGTAGATCCTCCCACTAATAGATTTATAATAATTAGAAATAAATTTTATAAAACTTTATTATCGAATATTATTTGTATGATATTAGAAGTTCCTGCTTTTCATTGGTCAGAATCAAAAAATACAGTAAAAATTAAATTGACAGATCAACAATATGACGATATAATAAATGCATATGATTATTATAAATCTATGTTTGATGATTATTGTAGATATTTGATTCATGGTATTATGTCTCGAAATGCAATAGGTTATATTCCTAAATCTAAACCAACTGAAACATCTCAATCTGAAGATGTTAAGAATAACGATAAAGACTCAGAAAATATAGATGAAACATCTCAAAAATCAGAGGCATCTGAAAATATTTCCGAAGATGTAGAAACTCCGATTGATCCGATTAAATTAATGAAAATAGCGGTGGCATTGGATAAAAATCCTTGGTCAAAACCAGATAAAGAAAAAAACTTGCAGAAGAAATACCTTTCTGATAGTGTGTAGGTATAGATGTTGAAGCAAGAATTAATTTTAACAACTCTGAATAAATTACTAAATCAGACTCCTAAAATTAGAAAAGGAACTGATGCAGTATACTTTTGTCCAATTTGTAATCACTATAAAAGAAAACTTGAAATTAATTTACTTACAGGTAAATATAATTGTTGGGTATGCAATTTTAGAGGAGTAAGTTTAGGATCGTTGTTTAAAAAATTTAATGCTTCGTCTGAATACTATATCATTTTAAATGATTTATCATTATATACAGGACCAACAAATAATAATAAGTCGTGTTCAATTGATACTAAAGTAGAACTTCCATCTGAATTTAAACCTTTGTATGTGCCCGTCAATGATCCTGATTATAAAAATGCAATAAAATATTTACTACAAAGAAATATTAGAAGACATGATATTTTAAGATATAATATGGGATATTGTGATTCCGGTTTATATAAAGGACGAATTGTAATTCCTTCGTATGATTCGGATGGAATTTTGAATTTCTTTTCTGCTAGAGATTATTATGGAAATGATTATATGAAATATAAGTTATGTTCATCTAGTAAAAACATAATTGGATTTGAACTCTTTATCAATTTTGAAGAACCTATTACTTTAGTTGAAGGACAATTTGATGCAATTGCAGTGAGACGAAATAGTATTCCTTTGTTTGGAAAAAATTTGTCAGAAAAATTAAAAACAAAATTATTAGAATCAGATGTTCCTAAAGTAAATGTATTGTTAGATAATGATGCAACCGATGATGCAATTGAAATATGTGAGTTTTTACTAAAAAATGGAATACCAACACATATGGTTCAGTTACCAGATAAAGATCCTTCTTCATTAGGTTTTGAAAAAACTTGGAACATAATAAATAATACGCCAGCACTAACTTTTAAAAATTTGATTAGATTGAAACTAAAATAATTATGATAAATTACTTATATCCATCAGTAAAACGATTCACGCATATCTTGCATATTTCAGATATTCACATTCGTCTTCGTCAGCGTCACGAAGAGTATGTTCAAGTGTTTCAAAAATTGTATGCTGAAATTCAAAAAACTCCACAAGAAACGGCGGTCGCAATTTTGGGAGACTTATTTCATAGTAAATGTGAGCTAACTCCAGAATGTTTACAAATTGCCGTAGATTTTCTTAGAAATATTGCGGACCTTCGTCCTACAATATTAATTCCCGGAAATCATGATTCTAATCTAAATAATAAAAATAGATTAGACAGTTCGTCTCCTGTTGTTAATGCAATTAATCATCCTAATCTCTTTTTCTTAAGAGATGGTGGAATTTATGTTTTTGGAAATATATTATTTAATCATTATTGTGTTTTTGATGATTATACGCAATATATAAATTATTTTAAAATTCCAAAGAAAGCATTGAATGAAACTGAACATCATATTGCTTTATATCATGGTACAGTTCAAGATGCTATGACTGACTATGGATTTCGTATTGCCAGTAAAACTATAAACAATAATACGTTTGATGGACATCACATTGTTTTGCTCGGAGATATTCATCATCATCAACGTTTGCAAGAATACAGTGATAATTACAGTCAACCAGCAATTGTTTATGCCGGATCATTGATTCAACAAAATCATGGTGAAAAAATTAATGGACATGGATATGTTTTATGGGATTTAAAAACAAAGCAATATTCTCATACTGAAATTCAAAATGATTATGGATTTTACACAGTAGAAATAGAGAATGGAAAGTTATACACTTCTGTGGATAATCTTCCTAAAAAGGTGTTTCTTAGAGCCAAATGCAATCAAACAATTAAAGCAGAGATAGAAAAAGTCTTAAAGAAAATCAAAGAAACGTCTGATGTTTTGGAAGTTGTTTATGAAAAAATAGACTTTAAAGAATCTGAAAAGAAAAATATCATTGATGTAACTAACTTAAATGTAAATAATGTTGGAAACTTAGATTACCAAAATAGATTAATCTCTGCATTTTTCGAGAATAGATCTATCAATTTAAAAGAAGATTTGGCTAAACAAGTATACAACATTAATAAAGAAATGAATAATCAAATCAGTAAAGATTTGAATGTTCGTAACATCAGATGGAAACCAAAAAAGTTTGAATTTGAAAATATGTTTTCATATGGAAGTGGTAATGTGATTGACTTTTCCAATATGAAAAATATTATTGGATTGTTCGCAAATAATGCATCAGGGAAAAGTAGTATTTTGTCTGCGCTTTGTTACTGTATTTTCGATAAATGTGACCGCGCATTTAAAGCAATTCATGTGATGAATACTCAAAAAATGAGTTTCAACTGTAAATTTAACTTTGAAATTGATAATATAGATTACTTTATTGAACGCAAAGGTGTACAAGATAAGAAGGGTAATGTAAAAGTTGATGTAAAAGTTTACCGTAACATAAATGGTAATATTGAAGACTTAAATGGAGAAGCTAGACGCAATACTAACGATGTAATTCGTGAATATCTTGGTACATATGAAGACTTTTTATTGACTGTTTTGAGTATTCAAAACAATAATCAAGGAAGTTTTATTGATATGGGACAAGCTGATCGAAAAGATCTAATTTCTAAATTTATGGGAATTACTATTTTCGATAAATTGACAGAGGCATCAAAAGATAAGTCAAAAGAAATAAATACCTTGTTAAAAACCTATGAAAAAACAGATTATCCTAGATTATTAGAAGAAAGATTACATGATATTGTTATTTTAGATGCAGAATTAAACAAAGAAAATGCTGCTTTAAATATATTGAATGACAAACTATCAATTCAGAATGAAAAACTTCTAGAAGAATCGAAGAAACTTATAAACACAGAAAATGCACCTACAAACATAGATGAATTAAATACTTCTAAAACAAAGTTAACAAAAGAAAGACAAGATTTAATTGAATTAGTTAATAAACAAAAGCCTTATCTTACACAATTTGAATCTTTACTCGAATCTGAAAATAAAAATATTCAGAAAATTGATTTAAATAAATTAAAAGATGATACTATTAAATATAATGAACTAATTGAATTGGGCAAGGAAGTAAAATCTAAAATCAATTTTAAAAAATATGATATTGATACAAAGACAAAGCGTATTAATAAGTTAAAGGAACACAAATATAATCCAGACTGTGAAGCATGTCGAAGTAATGCTATTGTAAAAGAACTTACACAAACGATTGAAGATCTCAAAATATTAGAAACTGATTATAATTCTTTATTAAAAGAAGAACAAAAACTTAATGAAGACGCAAAAAAATTAGAATATACAGTTGATAAAAATAATGAATATCAAGAGTTAGAGAAAAAGAAAAATGAAATTCAAAATAAAATTAATATCGAATCTAATTTAATATTAAAGAATGAAAATAGAATTCAGTCTATTGAACATGAACTTCAAAAGATAGAAACTCAAATTAATGCATATCATAAAGAAAAAGAAGCAATAGAAAAGAATAAAATAATTAATCAAAACATTATTTCTATTAAAGGAATTATTAAAACTATAGAAGATTCTATAAAAGCTTCTAATAAGAAATTGATTGATTTTACAGGTAAGAAAACTGTTGCAAATGAACAAAAGAAAAATTATGAAGAAACTATCAAACACTCAAAGGTTCTACAGTTAGAACAGGAAGCGTATAAATATTATGTTATGGCAGTTGATAGAGATGGAATTCCATATGACTTAATTTCTCAGGCGTTACCTACGCTTGAAGGTGAGATAAATAATATTTTACAACAAATTGTCGAGTTTACTATTGAATTAAAAACTGATGGTAAAAATGTAATTGGATATATAAATTATGATGGTAAAAAATGGGCACTTGAAATGGCAAGTGGATTAGAACGTTTTGTATCTTCATTGGCGATTAGGGTTGCATTAATCAATATATCAAATTTACCACGTCCTAATTTTATAGCAATTGATGAAGGATTTGGATGTGCAGATAAAGAAAATCTAAATTCAATGTCATCATTATTGTCTTACTTTAAGTTCAATTTTGATTTTGTATGGGTAGTAAGCCATTTGGATATTATGAAAGACATGGTTGATACTCAGTTGGAGATCAAAAAGGAAAATGGTTTTTCTAAGATTGTTCATATATAATAAATCTGGTATATATTTATGAGTATATGCCAGATTTTAAAACAGGTACTAGTTTAGAATTATCGAAATTAAAAGTTGATGTAGAGGACACTTCATTGTTGTCCTCTGCATATTTTATTTTAACCGAGTTTGATGAAAATTTTTATGGTGGCAAAAATTCATTTGTTGTAAATAACCCTCCATCTGATCTACAAGTAGAAGCTATAGATTCCGGAGGGAACGTGTTATATGTTGAAAAAGCAATAAATAATGACTTTATTATAAGAAAAACAACATCTATTACTTTATCTTTTCATGTATATCCACAAAACAATAAAGGTGTTGGAAAATTGTTTTTATTAGGTACATTTGGTTCTAAAATAGTAAGATATACAGCTTATTTTAATATAGATAACTCATTAGTAACTAGAAGTAAATCTAGATTTTATAGTCAGCCAACTATAGAAGTTTTTCCATTGTTAACATTTGCAACACAAACAAGTGTAAGTGAAACAAATCCAAAAACAGCAACTGGAACATTTTATGGAAAATCAATTTATCCTTCTAGTAATTTTAACGTTGATGAAAATTTCTATGATAAAAATTTGGTCGATTATCAAATCGTTTCTACTAATTCAATATTTAGTGCGAGTTTTGTTCCATTTCAAGCAAATTTGTATATAACAAAAGTTAAAAATTATAATTCAAATTCAGATATTTTAATTTCACAGACTTCTTCAATTACAATAAAAAATGTAATAAATAAAAATACTATTCAGTTAGAAAATCCTTTTATTTACAAAAATACAGTAAACAACAAAAATGTTGTTACTGATATTGTTGAAGGCACTTATAATATTTTATATTCAAGTTATGCATATGATTCACAATTTTTCACTCCTTCAAGTTATGTTACTGAAAGTATAGGTTTAACTGGGCAAACACGATTCAAAAAATACTCTATTGCAGAAATAACTTATAGAAATTTAGATACATTCAGTGGAATTGTTTCAGGTCATAAAATATATAGAAAAAGTTTAAATATAGCAGGTGATTATTCTCTTATTTTAGATGAAAATTTTAATGTTAATGAAATATTAAAAAATGATGTTGTACCATTAAAATCATTTCAAAATTTAGGAAATTTTTATTCTTTAGATTTTATAAATAGATTTTGGTTTACAAGTTCAAATGATATAAGTTTATCATATGATGATACAACATATATTGATGCATTAAAAATTGACGGCAACAATATTTCAAATGGATATATTATAACAAAATTAAACTCTTCAACCTTATACAGAAATTCTACATATGTTCCGTTTGATCAATTAGAATATAATAATCAAAGTGGATCTGCATACGATACTAATTTTTTGAAATTTATAAAAAATACAGAGTATGTTTTAAGTTTTAATTGTTTTTTTAGTTCAAAGAACCCAAATTCTGTGGCAACATTAGAATTTTATTTAACTGGTTCTTATATTGATAATAAAAAAGAAAAAAATTATAATACAACTTACGGAGTAAAGTTGGCAGATATTGTAATTTCAGACGCAACTACACGTAAAAATTTTATAAAAACATTACAATTTAAATTTACTCCATCAAATGATTTATATGGTACATTAGTAATTGTTCCTAGATACTTGAATACATTAATTATAAATAATTTATCAATTAAACCAAATCAAACTAGTGGATTTAGTTTATCATCATACACTGTTAGAATACCATTTAACGTAAATCAAGCAAATGAGTTATTTGATATTAAAGCTGAGTTGTACGATAATAACTCTAATCTGATATATTCTAATTTACGAACAATTCAAACATTTGATCCATCTGGTAGTAGCAGTCCTTCGGGCGGATCTAATCAAGACGCTGTATTTAACAATTTAATAGTTAACAATTTAACAGTTACTACTAAAGTTACTGCATCAAATTTAAAAGTTGATGCCGATGTTTTTTTTGATGCATTGCCAACTATACCTTCAATTTCACAAGCAGGATACAAATTTGTAGCAGTGGATCCAAATACTGGAAAATTATATGAAGCGGAGTCGGCATAATTTTTATAAAATTTCCGATAAATATTATAATCTTGAAAAAATTAACTATATTTATATTTAGTTTATTTGATAAATTTAAACTATTTTGAAAGGAATTAATACATATGCCAATAACTGAAGGTGGAAAATTTAGTCCAACAGACAGAATCGTAAGTCCCGGTGTATTTACACGCGAAAACGATCTTAGCGGCATCGCACAAGGTGTTGCAGATATTGGTGCAGTTGTTGTTGCACCATTTGCACAAGGTCCGGGGTTTTCCCCTACACTCATAAGAAGCACGGCTGAACTTGAAGAAAAGTTCGGCGTTGCAGATGGAGTTTACTACGGACCTTATACAGCAAAAGAATATCTAAAAGAAAAAGGGTTCGTAACCGTTTGCCGTGTGGGTGCATTGACAGGATATAATCAATTAAAACCATTTGTACTTTATGCTGAACCCGGAACGTGGGGTAGAAGCAATTCAGCAGGTGCTTTGAATAGTGGAAGTTCATATTTGCTTTTTGATGCTACTACTACATCAAGTTTAGCTGAAACACTTACTTATACGACCGGATCAAATAGTGCTGTAAGCGCAGGATCTTTAGTATTTACTAGTGGAAGTTCATTTGTCGGTAAATTTCAATCCGTAGCCGCAGATGATACTGACTTAACAGTAACTTCTCCAAGTGGAAGTTTATTATATTACGGACAACAATTTACATTTGCATTCAATGCTGCACAAACAATCGGATCAGCCATTAACTATGTATCTAGTAGTATACAAGGAAATAATAATTATACTTCTCAACAAAAATTGTTGCAAGCATTAACTGAAGTTGGTGGTATTACCGGTGCTGGAGTAAGTGGTTCATTTGGTCTTTCGGTGACTATTGTCAATTTGGATCAAGGTATCAGCACAGATGGTTCTTCAATTAAGTTAGTTAGCGGATCATTCAAAGCACAAAGAGATACTAATGGTTGCGGAGTAAAAATTATTATTTCTGGTGTAGTTAGTGGATCGTTTGGTAACTTAAACGGGTCATTTACAGCAGGTTATACACCATCTGCTGATCCTTGTAGCCCAAATACAAGTAGTGCTCGTTTACCTCTTGTATTAGCAGTATTGGCAGATACCCAATATGCGTCATTGGATAGTAGTTTTAATGCTCCCGGATTTAGCGGAAGTACATTAATTACTGCTTCTGCTACAAGTGGAGTATATAGTGGAAGTTTTGATTATGACAATTTGAATTTCAAATTGAATCTTAAATCAAATGGTTCGACTGTCGGCACCTATGACTTCTCAATTGATCCAGCAAGTTCTAAATATATTTCAAATGTATTTGGTACTGATCCAACTGCTGGAGATCCAGCAAAACAAGTCAGTGGAACTAAGATTGAAGCTGCTTATTTGTATAAATTCTTTGAAAGTAGCTTGAAGAGAGTTGCTGCAAATTATACTTCTACAAGTGATGGGTGGAGATTAGTTGGAGCAGCATTACCATCAGGATCTGTGTCTACTGGTGAACCTTTGACATTTACTGATAGTTATTCAACTAACTTGAATGCCGGTGATTGTGCGTTTGCATTAACAAATGCTACAACTCCTTGGGTAACAAGTCAAAAAATTGCTCCTTGGAGTGCCGATGGTAGTTCAACTACATCAACTAAGTTCCAATTGTTTAAAGTTCATACTCTTTCAGATGGAACAAGTACCAATAATAAGTATAAGATTGAAATTGGCAATGTAAAATTAGCAGGAACAGTTGCTGGAAGTGACTGGGGCAGCTTTACATTGGCAGTTCGTGACTATAGTGATACAGACAAAAAACCTAAGTATTTGGAAATTTTCCAAAACTTGACTCTTGATCCTGACAGTGCAAACTTTATTGCACGTCGTATTGGTGATAGATACAATTATATTACCTATGCAGGTAAGATTATTGAGTTCGGAACATATTCAAACTTGAGTAAATATGTTCGCATTGAAATGAGTGATATTGCTTATCCAGTCAGTGCAGTTCCTTATGGATTCAAAGCATATTCAACTCCAATTGGAAGTTCACTAACATCATATGTTCCAAAAGTAAAATACTCTAAAGCAAGTATTTATGGTCAAGCTCCGGGTAAGTATCCGTCTGGTACAATATTCGGTGATATTCCATTAGGTGCTGATGATGAATTAGCTGCATTATATCCAACTGCAAGTACTGGTGTAACTGTTGCCGCAGATACGTTGCAATATTTCGCACCACTTCCAGCATTTGGAGCATCTGACAGTAATGGAGTTAATGAAGACTTCAATTTGGAAGATGTAACAATTGGTGAATTTAGCACAACTGGATCTTTGTTACCAGCAGCAACCAGTGGAAGTATTCCAAGTACATATGATGCAGCAAATGAAACAAATTATGTTAAGATGCGCAAATTTGTACTAGGATTCCAAGGTGGCTTTGATGGTCAATCACCAGCAGTTCCAATCAATGTTGGAAGTGATATTACCGCAGGAAATACACAAGGATTAAATTGTGTTAATATTAATAGTGCAGGTAGTATTGCTTACAAACAATGTGTTGGTGCTCTTGGAAATGCGGATGAATTCGATATAAACTTAATTGTTACTCCGGGTATTTTCCACAGTCAACATAGTTATGTTGCACAATTAGTAACCGATATGTGCGAATCTCGTGGAGACTGTTTCTATATCATGGATAACATCGTATTTCCTCGTAGCAATCAAACAGTTGGATTAATTGATGCTGCTGTCAATGATGTATCGACGGTTGATAGTAACTATGTAGGAACATATTATCCTTGGGTCAAGATTCTTGATACTAATTTGAACAAGATTGTAAGTGTTCCTCCTTCAATTATCATGCCATCTGTATACGCAGCAAATGATAATGCAAGTGCTGAATGGTTTGCTCCTGCCGGATTGAATCGTGGTGGAATTCCACAAGCAGTTCAAGTACTTGACAGATTGACTCATGCTGAAAGAGATACTCTCTATGAAGGAAGAGTTAATCCAATAGCTGCATTCCCCGGTCAAGGAATTTGTGTATGGGGTCAAAAAACATTACAATTCAAGGCAAGTGCATTGGATCGTATTAATGTTCGTCGCTTGTTGATTGCACTCAAGAAATTTATTGCAAGTAGCAGTAAGTTCTTGGTATTTGAACAAAATGTCGCAGCTACAAGAAATCGTTTCTTAGGTATTGTTAATCCATATCTTGAAAGTGTACAACAACGCAGTGGTTTGTATGCCTTCCAAGTTAAGATGGATGACCAAAATAATACGCCTGATTTGATTGATAGAAACATTCTTTATGGACAAATCTATCTTCAACCAGCTAAGACTGCTGAATTTATCGTACTTGACTTTAACATCTTGCCAACAGGTGCTCAATTTCCCGGTGCGTAATTAAAGTATATTAATTCACAACCCTTTCAGAATAAATCTGACAGGGTTTTTATTTTATTATATTTATAGATATACAGTATATAGAAAAATAAAAACGTTAATGAAATTCGACATATATTTAATATAAATTGTTATAATTATTTATGAAAAAAGCCACTGGTAAAAGCAATCTTAGTATAGTTCGTGATTATTTAAGCGGAGAGCGTCCATTCGTACAAGTTGGTTATGACGAAAATGTAGCGTTACGAAGTCGAAAAGAGGGAGAAGAATGGGAAGATAATAATGGAGTTAAATGGGTAAAAAAGAATGGATATAAACATCGTGTTAGTAAAAAAGCACAGTTTATTTTGGAACCACGTTGTACTATTTGTAACGCAGATATGAAGTGGGGTAATTATTTGGACGAAAAAACATATCCTAAAACTCAACGTTGTTATGAATGTAATATTGAATTTGAAGGAACTTTGAGACAAAAAGGATACTTTCAAGATTATGAAAAATATAAGACTGTAAATAATGAGTTGACTCAACTTATAGATTTCAAACAAAAAATTACTGAAAGTATTGAGTATTTAGAGAAGTATTATGCATCTTCTAAAACTTTACAATTCTTCAATGAAGATGGAAGTAAAGAAACTTGGCTTGATGATACAGATCGTCGTGAAATTGTATTAGCGGATTTAAAAAAAGATTTGGATCGTATTAATAATCTTATAACTTTAGCAAATACAGAATTGGAGCACAATAAATACGATAAAAGTGTTGAAAAAAATATTAAAGATATTGTTATTCGAAAAATAAAAGATAAGGAAAATAATGTCTGAAAAAACATTAAAAGAAATAATTAAGGAAGAGTATAAAAAATGTTTAAAAGATCCGATATATTTCATGAAGAAATATGTCAAGATTCAACATCCTATTCGTGGTACAATTAATTTTGATTTATATCCATTTCAAGAAGAAGCATTAACTGGTATTGTTGAACATGATTTTAATATTATATTAAAAGCTCGTCAAATGGGTATTAGTACATTAGTAGCGGCATATAGTTTATGGATGATGGTGTTTCATACAGATAAAAATATTCGTTGTATTAGTATTACACAAGAAACCAGTAAAGAAATAGTGACTCGTGTTCGTTTTGCAAATGATAATTTACCATCTTGGTTAAAAGTTCCATTTGCTGAAAATAATCGTCTTTCCTTAATATTAAAGAATGGGGCAACTATTAAAGCAGAAAGTAGTGCGGGTACTGCTGGTCGTTCTGCTGCACTTTCATTGTTAATAATAGACGAAGCTGCTTTTATTGATAATATTGAAGAAATATGGCTTTCTGCACAATACACACTAAGTACAGGTGGTCGTGCAATTATATTGAGTACTCCAAATGGAGTTGGTAATTTCTTTTATAAAACATGGGTTGATGCTGAAGCAAAAAGAAATAAATTTAATACAATTAAATTGCCTTGGCACTTACATCCAGAAAGAAATCAAAAGTGGAGAGATGAACAAACCGCATTAAGTGGAGTAAAAGGATCCGCACAAGAATGTGATTGTTTATGGGGACAGTCAAAAATTTCAGTTCTAAACACAGAAACGAATGAGAAAAAATTTATAACATTGGAAGAATTCTATAATATGTATATACATGAATGCAAAAGTGAGTGTTAATGTTAAACGAGGATGGGAGAAGATAAAAACTAATCTTAATTCGATTACTGATAGATATACATTATCAGAAACAATTAGTGAATTGAAAAAAAACGACTTATATAAGCATTTATACGGAAAAGGAAAAAATAGAATATTAATAAAGAAAAATCCAATACTATATTTATCTATTTATGATCATACAAAAATTTTAGAATTGATATTAAAAAAACAAAAAACGTGGAAAGGTTCTTATAATTTTAAATATCGAGTAAAATTTTTAATTGAATATAATAGTGATATTAATAAATTAAAATGTGAATGTGGAAAAAAGTATGTATGGACTTCTTTTTGTAGAAAATGTCCTTCATATCATAATACATGGGAGGGAAAAACACATTCAATAGAAACAAAAAGAAAACAGAGAATATCTACATTAAAACATTTAGAATCAAAAATTGGTAATCAAATAGTTCCTAGATATAATAAAAATGCAATATCCATAATTGAAAATTATGGAAAAAAATACGGATATAATTTTATACATGCTGAAAACGGAGGAGAATTTTATATAAAAGAGTTAGGATATTTTTTAGATGCCTACGATCCAATAAAAAATGTTGTATTAGAAATAGATGAAAATCGTCATAACAATCCAAAGTATTTAAAAAAAGATAAAATACGACAAATTGAAATTAAAAACCATCTAAAATGTAAATTCATAAGAATAAAAATATGATTTCTTTAAAAAATAACAATAAATACAAAATTTTAACTCCAAGTGGATATCAATCGTTCTCTGGTTTAAGAAAAGTCATTAAAGATTCTTATGTTGAAATATTGTTATCAAACAATAAAATTATTAAATGTTCAAAAGAACATAAATTCATACAAAAAGAAAAAGAAATAGCTGCGGAATTATTAAATATTGGAGATGAAATAGATAGTGAAAACTCAATTTTAACATTTGTAAAAGCAAAGAAGATTATAAATTCCCAGATAGAATTATATGATATAGTTAATGTTGCTGGAGGAAACTTATTCTATGTAGATGGTATTGTATCACATAATTGTGATTTTACAACAACCGGTAATACTGTTATTGAAATTCCAACAATAGAATTTTATAAAGCAGAAAAAGTAAAAGATCCAATTGAAATGAGAGGAATAGATAAAGGATATTGGATTTGGGAATATCCAGACTATACTCGTAACTATATAATTAGTGCTGACGTAGCTCGTGGTGATAGTTCAGATTATAGTGCATTTCACGTAATTGACGTTGAAAGCTTTACTCAAGTTGCTGAATATCAAGGACAAATAGGAACTAAAGATTATGGTAACTTTTTGGTAGGAGCGGCAACCGAATATAACAATGCATTGTTGGTTGTAGAAAATGCAAACATTGGATGGGCAGTATTACAACAAATTATTGACAGACAGTATCCAAATACATTTTATAGCAGCGCAGATCTTCAATATGTAGACGTTGAAAGACAATTGAGTAACAAATACTATAGAGAAGAAAAGAAAATGGTTCCGGGGTTTACAACTACGATGAAAACAAGACCATTATTGGTATCTAGAATGGAAATGTATTTTAGAGAACGTAGTATTGAAGTTCGTTCAGTTCGTTTAATGAACGAATTAAGCACATTTATATGGAATGGTAATAAACCTGAAGCTATGCCAAATCATCATGACGATTTAGTTATGTCATTTGGAATAGGATTGTGGGTCAGAGATACTGCATTAAAGTTGCGTCAACAAGGAATCGACTTAAATAAATCTTTATTAAGTGGAATTAATAGAACCGGAGCTTCAGAAGCAGTGTACAAACCAAATAATTTAGAAGCACATGAAGCATGGCAAATGAATTTGGGAAGTAATAAAAAAGAAAATTTAACTTGGTTACTTTAATATATATATCTATATGCCAAATGATGAATTTAAAGAGCTTAAACAACGTTCACTTTTTTCAAAGTTAAAACGCTTATTTAGCACTGATGTAATTGTCCGTAATATCGGCGGTAAGAAATTAAAAATAATTGATACAGATGAATTGTCTTATGCTACTGATAGAAATACTCTAAGAGACAGATTCAATAGAATACGTACTAGTGCATATAATCAATATAGTCGAGATTTTACTTTAAGTTATCAAAGTAGTCGTATCGAATTATTTAAAGACTATGATACGATGGATATGGATCCAATTATTAGTTCTGCTTTAGACATTTATGCAGATGAATGTTTAACTAATAATGAAATGGGAGAAATGTTGACCGTAAAAAGTGAAAATGATAATATAAAACAAATATTATACAATTTATACTATGATATTTTAAATATTGAGTTTAATCTTTGGAGTTGGACTCGTAATTTGGTCAAGTATGGAGATTTTTATTTAAAATTATATATTAGTCCTGAGTTTGGGGTATACATGATTGAACCAATAAGTAGTTATAATGTAACTCGTGTTGAAAATAGTGATTTAAATAATAAAAATTATGTAAAATTTCAAGTTAATCTTCCTGAAGGAGGAAAAATTGAAGAATTAGAAAGTTATGAAGTTGCTCATTTTAGATTATTGAGTGATAGTAATTTCTTACCATACGGTAAGAGTATAATTGAGGGTGGTAGAAGAGTATGGAAGCAAGTAAGTTTGATGGAAGATGCTATGTTGATACATCGCATCATGAGAGCACCCGAAAAACGCATATTTAAGATTGATATTGGTAATATTCCTCCTAATGAAGTTGATCAATACATGGAAAGATTGATGAACAAGACGAAGAAAGTACCGTATATTGATGAAACAACAGGTGATTATAATTTAAGATTCAATCTTCAAAACATGGTTGAAGATTTTTATTTACCTGTTCGTGGAAGTGATAGTGGCACAAGCATAGAACCACTAAGCGGCATGGAATTTACAGGAATTGATGATATTGAATATCTTCGTAACAAGATGATGGCAGCACTTAAGATACCAAAAGCATTCTTGGGATATGAAGAAGATTTAAGTGGCAAAGCTACATTAGCACAAGAAGATGTTCGTTTTGCAAGAACTGTACATCGTGTTCAAAAATTTATTGTAAATGAATTAAAGAAGATTGCTATTGTTCATTTATATTCTCAAGGATATAGAGATGCTGAATTAGTCAATTTTGATATTAGTTTGACTAATCCATCAACAATATTTGAAAAAGAAAAAGTAAGTGTATGGCAAGAAAAAGTCAGTCTTTCTAAGGATATGTTAGAAAGTAAGATGTTTAGTCGTAAATGGATATATGAAAATGTGTTCCATATGAGTGATGATGATATATTAGTTGTAACTAATGACATTATTGATGATACTAAACAAAATTACAGAGTAAAACAAATAGAAGATGAAGGTATTGATCCCGCAAAACCTTATAACAAAATAAAACCAGATGAAGAAACTGGTGGTGGTGCTTCTAGTGGTCCAGAAACAGGTGGTGAAACGGGAACTCCACCAGAAGGAGAGAAAACAGCAGGAGAAACTGAAACTCCAAAACCAATTGCTGAAAAAAAGAGAGATCAAACAGGGCGTAAAAAAGCAAGTGATTATCTTTTTGGAGAAGATCCTTTAGGAAATATTGAGAATACTAGAAAAGCCAACAAAACTACCACTGAAAATCCAATTTCTCATAAATTTTCAAACGGACCTTTAAATTTTGAACACTTAAATACGTATTTGAATGTAAAAGATAAAAAAATTATAACTGAAAATGTAGAAACACCCAAATCATTTTTAGATGAATCTAATATTATAGAGTAAATTTGTGAGAATATCATTTTTAAATGATTTTTACACATTTTTATTATATTTATATTTTAACGGAATAGACTATTATTATGCATAAAGCAAAACATTCTAAGTTTAAAAATACTGGATTATTGTTTGAATTGCTTACGAGACAAGTGACTTCAGATATTTTGTCTGGAAATGAAAATTCTCCAGCAAAAAATCTTCTTTTTAAATATTTTTCTCCCAATACAGATTTGGGACGTGAATGGCAATTATATAATTTTTTGGTAAATGAAAGAGCCAAAGATGAAACTCATGCCGAAAAATATATAACAATCGCACTCAAACAACGAGAAAAAATAAATAACAAAACTTTAGTAGAACAAAAATATAATTTAATAAAGGAAATTAATAGTGTATATTCTGCCGATGCATTATTAAAATCAAATTTAAAAAATTATAGATTGTTTGCATCTATATATAAATTATTTGAAGATTATGTAAATAATAAAACAAAATTTGATGTAAAAGAAATCGTTCAAGCTCGTAACTGTATTTCTGAAAATTTATGTGGCAATAAGAAGAAAATTGTTGAATCCACAGATGAATTGATTGCTACCTATAAAAAACAAAGTGAAGATATTAGATTATTATCATATAAGATAATGGTTGATAGTTTAAATGAAAAATATCAAGAACTTGATAGTAATCAAAAGCGTTTATTGAGAGAGTTTATAAATAATATAACTAATATTAATTCATTAAATAGTATGGTATCTACTGAAGTAGAAACTATCAAGAATGAATTGAATACTTTGTTGGAAAAAATAGATTCTGATGTTATGAAGATTAAAATTAATGAAACGATAAAGCAACTCAACAAAGTTAAACCTTCAAGAAATATAAAAGATAATCAAATCATGGTTCTTTTATTGTCATATGAGTTGATAAAAGAAATAAAAACACAATTGTCTTAATTATGAAAAATATAAAGAAAAAAGATTCTAAACTTATTGTAGGAGATTTAAAAGAAAAAATCAAAGATCTTATTCGCAAACACATGAAGGAAACTTCTAACAGTGCAAGCGCAGGATCGTATATGACTCCAAAAGCGTTTGGTAAAGTAAGTAATCCAACTGCTGGTTTACCGGGATCAAAAGTTGTTGGTTCTATTGATGAAAAGAAAAAGTCAACAGAAGAACCAGAAGAAAAAAAGGGACATGATGAACCAATGATCAAACCTACCAAACGTAAAAAGAATCCTCTTTTAGATCCAGAAGTACGCATTAAGAAATTAGAAAAGATTAAAAATGCATTACAAAATGCAGAAACTGAATTGGATTTTTTGTATAGAACACGCAAACAAAGTTTGAAAAAGTAATATAAACTATGCCTATTAGTTTAAAAAGACTTATTAAATTAGGGGAAGATGCAGGTGTTCCATCACAAGTGATGCCATCTGCACCTACTGCTCCTCCTCCTGCTGCTGTATCGCCTGCTGCACAACAAGGACAAGAGTATAATGTTGGTTTAGATTTTACAAATTTTGAAAGAGCACTAGCTTCTTTTACTGAAAACTCAAAAAATTTATTTCAAAATAAGTTAATGAGTATTGTTGGTAACAAAAAAGTATTATTGAGAGGAAGTAAAGGATACGGTCAACCAATAAAAGATTATACTATTAATGTAAAATCAGTCAGTATTGATTTTTACTATGAAAGATATGTTGTCGTTTTCAAAGATGAAGATGACAAAGAATATTTTTTAGAACCAAATCATAGAATTAAAATTTTAGGAAGTGCTCAATTTACTCCAAAAATTTCTAAAAGAAAAAAAGCTCCAAAACCAGTTGAGCCAGTTGTACCCGTTGCATCACAACCTCAACAACAGAATTTATTTAAATAATATATGAACAAACAATTACTCGTAGATTGCATATCATTTGAAGTCGGTAGAGATATCATTAATGAAATGACAAATAGTGGAGGTCCATTTATTGTTAAAGGAGTTCTACAAAGAGCCAATGTAAAAAATCAAAATGGTAGAGTATATCCAAAAAATGTATTGGAAAGAGAAGTAGTAAAATATACTGAAAATTTTATTAAACAACGTAGAGCTTTAGGAGAATTAGATCATCCAGAATCAAGTGTTGTAAATCTCCAAAACGCAAGTCATAACGTTGTAGAAATACATTGGGAAGGTGATAATTTAATTGGAACAGTTGAAATTTTACCTACTCCAAGTGGAAATATATTAAAAGAACTTTTTAGAAGTTCTATTAATGTTGGTATTAGTAGCCGTGGAGTTGGAAGTGTAAAACGCAAAATGGCAGAAGGTGCTGATGAAGTTCAAGATGACTTTGAATTGATCGCATTTGATTTTGTTAGTAATCCATCTACCAGAGGAGCATTCATGATGCCACAATCAACGATTCAAGAAGGAGTTGAATTTGTTAAAAATCCTATTTCAAACAAATGGGAAAAAGTGGAAAATATTATCAGAGACATTTTGGGAGAAATTAAATAATATGAGCAACTATAATTTAATATTTGAACAAGCAAAATTAAAAGCAGATCTTTCTTTTGATATTTTAAGAGAATCAACTGAATTTAAGTCGTTAGATTCTTCTTTTCAATCGTTTTTAAAAGAATGTTACGATGAAGGTGCTGAATATGGTGCCAACGTAAATGTAATGTCTGAACAATATCTTACAGAAGGTAAAGATATTGATGAAGCATTTTTTGACCGTTTAAAAGCAGGATTTTCTAGAGCAGTTCAAGCAGTAAAAAATGTAACCGGATTAGGTACTCAAACATCCGACAGCAAAGATGCTGGAATTGCTTCTAGATTTAAGAGTTTTCAACGTAAATTTGAACCATTAATTAATCGTCCTTCTGTACTTCCGCAACAAGCAAACACTGCTCCTAATGTTGTAAAGGCTGGACAAATTGCATTAGATAGACTTGAAGATAAAACTAAAAAAGATCCGTCTCCTACTCCTAGTCCAAAACAAGCTGAAAAAATTGTTGCACAAACTTCTGCACCAAAAGGTTTAAAAGACAAGATTTTAACAGCTATTCGTCAAAATCCGGGTAAAGTTAAATTTTTATTGGGTGCATTGGCATTTGGTGCAGGTGTTGCTGCTGCTGGAGTGAGTGGAGGAAATCCTATTGCAGCTAAAGTTGTTGGTGGATTAGTTAACGGAATTGGTAATGCTGTATTAGCAAAAATACAAGGACGTGGAACAGGTGATAGTTTGATGTCAGGTGTTGGTGGAGCAATTGCTGGTGGAGCACTTGCTGGTACTGGTTTTAGTGTTACTAATTTACTTGCAACTGCTGCTGAAAAAGGTGTAGATGCAGTTCATAATATGTTGGGTGGAGGTGTGCAAGCACAATTTCCAAGCAAATCTCCTGCTGCCGCAGTTCAACCATATGTTGCTCCTGAAGATTTGAAGACAAGTGGTGGATATAATTATGATACTGATACCAATCAGTATGATGCTCAAGGAAATAGAATCGCAAGTTCTCCTGAAGAATTAAAAGGTCAAGGAGGATATGATTATGATGCTGATACTAATCAGTATGATGCTCAAGGAAATAGAATCAATCCACAAAATACAGGTGGCGCATATCCATTTGATCAAACTAATCCAAATAAACTTTATCCAGATACTGGCACACCTTCTGATGTGTCTGCAACAGCAAATGTTGATCAATCTCAAATTGTTCCGGGTAGTTCAAACGATCCTAATCAAGGAATGTACACTCAAGATGCTCAAGCAACTCAAGCATCCCCTAAACGTTTTAAATCTGCATTGACTCCACAACAAGCAAGAGTTGCATTTGATAGAGCAAGAGGAGTTGTAAGAGAAGATGCAGTAATATTTGAAAAACAATCAAATAATACTTTTAAATTTAAAAAAGTAGATAATAAATTGGAAGAAGCAAAGCAATTAGAAGTAGATCAATTGGCTGCATTAAATGATTTCTTAGATGATCTTTCAAAAATGTTGAATCAAAGTGGAGCAGGAACTGAAAAAGGACGTGCTAATGTAATTAAATTCATGCAAAGTCAAGGAACTCGTTTTAAAGATATTCTTGATTATTTGAATAAATATGATTTGGTCGGTGCAACTGGAAGTAGTGAAGGTGCATCTCCAGTAAAACCAACTACACCAACAAGCACATCACAAGAGTTATCTCAAAATATCAAAGTTGATCTCGGATTAAAATTAAAATCACTTGCGTCATCATTTGAAATTTTCGGAGCACAAAAATATAAAGTGATGGGTAAAGAAGAGTTAGAAAAAAATCGAGTGGTCAAAACTAATGGAGCTAAGTTATTATTTAGATTAAATAGAAATACAGGTAATATCGATTTATATGCTCAATTCAATATGCCAAGCATTGGTAAATTTGAAGTATTTGAAAATGAACAATCTAAAAAAATTGCACTAAAATACAAAAACGATTTGTTATTTGAAGTGTTATCTAATGATAAAAAAACTTTAACATATATATTTTCAACAAGACTTGCAGAAGTATTTGCTAATATGTATGCAAAAAACCCACAAGCTTCTGGTGGAATGACTATTGAACAATTAACTCCTCAAATCAAAAAGTTTATTTGGAAAAATTTAATCAACGACGCTGCGTTTAATAAATCATTAAGTTCAATCGATGCTTTTGTAAAGAGTGCTTACAAAGCAATGGGAACACAAGTTCAATTTGCATGGTTCGGTATTACTCCAAAAGGAACTGCTGTAAAAATAGAAGGACAACAAAAAGAACCAGTAAAACCAAATAATAAAACCAGTGGTTCTTCAAAATAAGCAATGGGTGGATTCAAACAAACTGGTGCTGCAAAGTTTACAAAAACATATAAACAATAAAACAATTTAATGTGTTTATAGAATTGATAATATTTATAATTATATGATAAATTTAAAAAATATATTAGAAGAAATTGATGAATCTCAATTTGCACAAGGTGCTTATACAGTTTCTGATACTCCAGAGGCACCAGCACCAGTTGGTGCTCCTGTTAAAACAAATGATGTTCATCCAGATAGACATCCTATTACTACAAGTAGTCCAATTGCACCTGCTCCTATTGGGTCTCCTATTAAAGTAAATCAAAAAAAACTAAGCGCACAAGAAAAACGTCAATTACTAGAATTAGTAAGAGAATTTAATCATTATAGAAATGCTTTTAAATCTGCCGATGAATTAAAAACAGTTGCAGAAAAGATTTCTTACATCGCAGAATTGACTGAAAAATATGGTTTGAACGAAACTAGTGAATGGTTTGAAGGAGTAACTCTTCAAAGAGATATGAAAGAATTAAAGAAACTTTCAACTGAAATATCAAAAATTCTTGATAAATGCTATAAACCAATTAAAGAAGCAGAAGCATTATATGAAGAAGCTGGTATTAAATTAGAACGTTACTTTAACATGTAAGTTTATCATGATAATTAAAAACCCCGCTTTTTAGCGGGGTTTTTTATATATCTAATTTACCAAGTTCATCTATTTTTTTCATCATATGTTCTAATGATTTAAAATAATGTTTTCTTTCATTGATTTTTAATTCCGGTCCTAAATCTTTGTGCATTGCAACTGTATAACGATATGAATCATTTTCTCCGGGAACATTCAACTCCATATGCGTATCTCCTTGTATATTAAATCCCATACCACTAAACATATCAATATCTTGCATGGACCATCCATTTGGATTATCAAAGTCATCTAATTTATAATATTTATTATTTTCATGATCTTTAATATGATAATCACTTCTTAAATGTGCAGTGGATTTATTAAAGTTTGTATAGTTAACTGAATGACGTTTATTGTTTACATTGAACATTTTTTTATTCATATTATTTGTATTATATATTTGTTAGCAACGCTTTTTTCGTGAATGATGTTATCAACGACAATAAATTTTGAGGACTAATATTAGAATCAAATACATCGCTAAATACAGGATAAATTTTTTCTTCGGAACCTAGTTGTTCCATTTCTTTAAATGGAACCCTCCACAATACATATTTAAATTGATTTTGTTTACCTTGATTAATTATTTTTCTAAGTGTACAATTAAAATTTTTAAAAGTACCAGAAATGGTAAATGAAACTGTATTATTTTCAATATCTACTGAAAATTTATCAGGCTTTACACTTTTTATTGATTGTTTTATTGCTTCGAATTCTTGTGTGCCAATAGGAAATGGTTTATATATTGTTTGACTTAATTGTGATAATATTGTTGTTTCATCCGAAGATTGTACAGGCAATGCTTGTGATTCTTTCAATATTTTTTTAATATACTTTTTTAGTATTATTTTTTTATTTTGATCCATGATAATAAATATATTAAAATAATTGATATTTTTTATTTTTTATTTATATTTATTATTTAGTAATACGACATTTCCTTTGTCGCACATAAAACCAACATTTTTATTGAAGTTGAATCTCAATAACTTCAGAAACAAAGGAATATTAAAATATGTCAAATCTATTAAAAGAAGCTATTGCTGACGCAAAGGCAGTCAAAGCAATGGCAATTGAAAATGCTAAAGTAGCATTGGAAGAAACATTCAAGCGTGAAGTAACTGGAATGTTTGAAAAAAAGATTGCTGAAGAATTACAAGCAGAATCAATGGACGAATTGGATAGTTCCAAGAATGGAAGTGGTACTGCCGCTCCTGCAAAAAAAAGTGTAACTCACAACGCAGGATTGGAAACTGGTGCAACTTTTGATGAAGAAGAAGAAGTTTCAGAAGAAATTACAAGTGAAGATTTAGAAGAAATTCTTCGTGGATTAGAAGAAGAAATGGCACAAAATCCTGCTGTTCCTGCCCCTGCTCCTGTTGATCCTATGGCTCAACAAGCTCCAGTTGTTCCTCCTGCTGTTCCAGTTGATCCTATGGCTCAACAAGCTCCAGTAGCTTCCGTACCTCCAGTACCTCCAATTTATGCTACCGCACAACCTGCTCCCGCTCCTGCTCCTGCTCCACAACCTCCTGTTGCTGAAGCAGAAGAAGAAATGGTAGAAATTAATCTCGAAGAACTATTGAGTCAATTAGAAGAAGAAGAAGAAGAAGAAGAAGAAGAAGAAGAAGAAGAAGGTGAAGAAGAAGGTGAAGAAACTGTTGATGATGATGAAGTTGCCGGTCTTCGTCAAGAACTTCAAGAACACGTCAAAGTAATTGAATATTTGCGTGAACAAATTAATGAAATTAATTTGTTGAATGCAAAACTTCTTTATACTAATAAACTTTTCAAACAATATAGTTTAAACAATAGTCAAAAATTAAATATTGTTGAAAAATTCGACTTGGCTACATCTATTCGTGAAGTCAAGTATGCATATACAATTTTAGCCGAATCATTAAGTTCTGGTGCATCAACAGTCAAGAAGACCAATACTGTTGCAAAAAATATCACCGAAGGTTTGGCAAGCAAAGCAGTTGCATCTACTAAACCATCCAAGGGTGTAATTGTTGAAAATACCAATGAGATGGCTTCCAGATTCCAACGTCTCGCCGGAATCAAGAAGTAATTTTAACGGTGAGCAAACCAAACAAATAAATAAAACAGGAAACATACAATATGAGTGATATTAAATCATTATTGACAAATAATATGAATCCACAAGCCAGATTAATGGCTGAAACTCGTGGATTGCAATCAAAGTGGGATAAGACTGGTCTTCTTGAAGGTCTTCAAGGTGTTGAGAAGGCAAATATGTCTATCATGCTCGAAAACCAAGCAAAACAATTGCTTGATGAAGCTACCGCAACTGGTACTTCAGCAAACAGTGAACAATGGGCTGGCGTAGCTCTTCCATTGGTTCGCCGTGTATTTGCTGAAATCAGTGCTAAGGAATTCGTTAGTGTACAACCAATGAATCTTCCAAGCGGTCTTATCTTCTATTTAGACTTCAAGTATGGTACAACTAAGGCTCCATTTACTTCCGGAACATCATTGTTCGGTGGTACTGATAAGAAACTTGGTTCTACCGACGCTGCAAGTGGAGGTCTTTACGGAGTAGGACGTTATGGATATACTATCAACAATGCTACTTCAAGTGCATTGACATTCACTACTTCAAGTGCAACATTAACTATTAACACTGCTTCTTATAGTGATGTTAATAATAATATTGATTATAGCGCAAGTGTTGCTGCCGCAAGAATTTACAAAGCAACTGTTGTATTGGGTGACAATACTTCTGGTGCTGGTAACCCAAATGCTTCTGCAATTTTCAACGCAGACTTGAATGCAGTTCGTTCATTCACTATCGCAAGCGCAAGTGCTTATACTAACTTGAATGAATTCAACGAAGCATATAACACTGGAAGTATCTCAAGTCCACAATACAGCATTGTATTGTTCTTCAGTGCTTCTGCTGGTTTAATTAGTGCTAAGGGTGGACAATTCAGTGGAAACACTGTAACTTACAACAAGCAACCAACTGATCAAACTCGTGGTGACTTCGAAGACAAGACATCGACTGATAGCTTGGATTCAATCGGAATTCCAGAAGTTAACTTGGAACTTAAGAGCGAACCAATCGTTGCTAAGACCCGTAAGTTAAAGGCAGTCTGGACCCCAGAATTGGCTCAAGACTTGAATGCTTACCACAGTATTGATGCTGAAGCCGAATTGACCGCTCTCTTGAGCGAATACGTTTCAATGGAAATCGATCTTGAAATCCTTGACATGTTAATTGGTGCTGCTCCGGGAGCAACAACTCAAGCTTGGAGCGCAGTTGTTGGTCGTGAATTGACAACCTCATTGGATGGTAACGGAAACGTTAGTTCAATCAGTGTTGGTACTGATGTTGCTAACAAGACAGCATATGTCAAGAGCACATGGTTCCAAACTCTTGGTAATAAGATTCAAAAGGTATCTAACAAGATTCACCAATTGACTCTCCGTGGTGGTGCAAACTTCTTGGTTTGCTCACCAGACGTAGCAACCATCTTGGAATCTATTCCGGGATATGTTGTTAACACCGATGGTGACAGCGCTAAGTTTGCAATGGGTGTTTCTCGTGTTGGCAGCTTCGCAAGTCGCTTCCAAGTTTACAAGAACCCATATATGGTTGAAAACGTAATCTTGGTTGGTTTCCGTGGAAACAACTTCCTCGAAACCGGTGCAGTTTACGCTCCATACATCCCACTCGTTCAAACTCCAATGGTATACGATCCAGTCAACTTTACTCCACGTCGTGGTGTATTGACTCGCTATGCTAAGAAGGTAATCCGTCCCGAATTTTATGGAAAAGTATATATTGGTGATCTCGACCAAGTATAATCCATAATTTAAATTAAAATAACACAAAAACCCCAGCATTTGCTGGGGTTTTTTGCTTTTTAATTATTATATATTGATTTTACCTTAAAATCCTGCTATACATAGTCATGTACTAATTAAATTTATGAATGACAATACTAAAAATAGCGGAATATACAAAATAACCAATAAAAACAACGGTAAATTTTACATTGGATCTTACAAAAATCTCGATAGAAGATGGTGAGAACATCAAAATGATTTAATAAAAAATGAACATATAAATCCTAAACTGCAACATGCATGGAATTATCATGGTAAAGATTCATTTGAATTTACAATAGTTAAAACTGTGGAAGAAACAAAACTTTTTGAACGCAAACAATTTTATCTTGATATGTTTAAACCAAGCCAAATTGGCTATAATATCTCAGACAAAGCATGTGGCGGTGATAATTTCACAAACCATTCCGATAAAATTGCTATATTAGAAAAAATGAAAATTGCAAACAATCAAGGTCATATGCATGGAAAAACTCACAAACCTGAATCTATTGAAAAGCAAAAAGAAGCAGCAATTGGTCGTTATTCACTGCAATGGTTCGTAGACAAGCATGGAGAAGAGGATGGTAATAAATTATATAATGAGCGTAGAATAAAACTACAAAATCGCAAAATGAATTATGCTTATGACAATGGATTGAAGGGAAAGCAACGTGGTGCGATGAGTGACAATGATAAAAAGCGTATAAGTGAAAGCAAGGCGGCATTTAAGATTAGAAAAGCTGAATTTAAAGTGGATTTACAATCAAATAATTATACATTACAGCAATTATCTGAAAAATATAGTGTTAGTAAAACACTAGTAAAGTATTATAAACGAAAATTATAAACTATTTATTATCATATGAAATTAACTGACATTGTTGAAAATATTGTATATCCAGCAGAACCTATGAAATTAATTAAAGAGGTGTCTGTTAGTTCAAATTTAAAATATCATCTAACTAAAAAATTGACATTAGAAGAATGTGTATTTCGTCAATATAGCACAGCATATTTTGATTTAGTAAACGAAATTAAAAAATTATATAATGAAGATGCGATTGAATTAAATGAATATGATGCAGATATTGTTGAAAGTGATTTGGGTGAAACTGCAATGTATGAAGGTCGTGAAGTTTATTTGGATGCTCCTATTGAAGAAGATGTTGATGAAGAACTAATCAATGAAGCAAAGCATCGTGGTCGTAATGTTAAATTAAATCGTCCATTTAGAACACCGGGTGGACCTAAAAAATTTGCAGTATATGTAAAAAGCAAGTCTGGAAAAATTAAAAAGGTAACATTCGGTGATCCAAAAATGCGTGTTCGTGCAAGTAGTAAAGCTCGTCGTAAGAGTTTTGCTGCTCGTCATAAATGTAGCCAAAAGAAAGATCGTACAACAGCAGGATATTGGAGTTGCCGTAGTCATCGAATTCGTAGTTTGGGAACAAAAAGCAAGGGAAAATACTGGTAAATTATATGATTAAATTAATAGTAGTCCAGAAAAAGATTACGTATTAGAAAATTTGATGAAAATCCAAAAAAAGCATTTATAACTGCGGTGAATGTTTATCTGCAAAATAAATATGCATGTGATGCATATCAAACTATTGCAAACGATTTTTATAAGTCAGATTCGAAGATTTACTTGCAAACACTTTCAAAATATTATGATGGTCAATTAACACCATTAACCGATAATGTAACACATCTTATTGTATATAATTCTAATATTATTACTGTTATAGATAAAATAAAAGTATGAATGAAAATACTCCAGAGTTTTATGGTTATAAAATAGGAGAAAATATTGCGCCATACATTAATAAGTGTATTGATGTTACAGGTGAATGTTATATCAGTGAAGGTGAACATATTATAGGAAGAAACGATAAAAACTGGCATCTTGGTCATGTATGGAGTGATAGTAGTATTGTATGGGGATGGAGTAGAAAACATAAAATTAAAATAATTGGAGCCGGTAGAGATAAAACAATATTACGATGGATTGATAATTGTAATATAGCATATTTGTTTGATGAACCAAAGGACGTAGTAGTAATGGTTACAACTAATTGGAATGAAAGTTGTGATGATAATTTAATTGAAGGTATAACGTTTGATGGAAATTATGAAAATAATAAAAGTACAGCAACTTTGATGGGCATTAGAATAAGAGGAGAAAGCAATATTGTAAAAGGTTGTAAATTTATAAATTTTGGTGTGGGTTCTAGAGATTTACACGAATGTTTTCAAATTATAATTGGACCAATAAACAATAATGGTAGAGGAACGCAAATAATAGATAATTATTTTACTTTGCCGGGAAGAAAATCGAATAGTACAACAAAACATGTTCCGGAAAATACAGTTGTTGCTGTTGGTGGATTTGATACCTTAGTAAAAGGTAATATATTTGAAAATATGAACTTTGATGTTGTAAATCAACAAAGTCCATTGCACGGAATTTCTATAGGAAATACAAAAAATGCAAAAATTATAGATAATACTTTTATTAATTTTAACGGTGCTTGTATTTACATGGATAGTTGGACAAATATAGATTTTATAATTGAAAATAATGTTGCAAAAAATGTTTGGCAATTTTTGCAATTAAGCTGTCAACATTGGGACAACACTGAGAAAATCAGTTTTAATAAAAATTTAAAGGTTTCTAATAATAATATAGAACTCTCAATCGGAGATTGTTATTGGCATTGGTATCAACCATCTATTGTTTCTAATTTTATAGGATATGTAAATGCTCCGAATGTAGATCATGCAAAATATCCCGGATTTGAAAATATAATAATTACAAAAAATAAAGTACAGTTAGGATATAGAAAAAAATTTAATTCTCATGAAGAAAGTACAAAATTACTTTGTTTTTGGGGAAATAGTGTAGATGAAACTAAAATTAAATTAATAGATAATCAATTTATATCTACTTTACCGATTAAAAAATCTTGGATGCAAAAAATACTTGAATGGTTAAAAGGTATATTTAAATGAATAATTTACCATTTAAACAAATTGATTTGGGTGCCAATCAATATTTACGAGAATTTCCTGAAAATGTTGATAGTAATGAACTTGAGTGGCATCGTGACCGTGAAGATCGAATAGTTGAAGTAGTTCAAAATAAAGATTGGTTATTTCAAATGGATAATGAATTACCTATTTTATTAAAACAAAAATTATTCATACCGAAAGAAACATATCACCGTGTTATAAAAGGAACTGGGAAATTAATTGTAAAAATAACTAAATTAGTAAATAAATAACTATTTATAATATATGCCAAATGCAAATATAGACCAAGATAGAGTACGTTTTCCCGGAAGTGGATCAGCAGTAAGTGCATCTAATGTTCCGTATGGATTTTATTTGAACGAAGGTGCTGCCACAGGAAGTATAGGATATTTTGAATTTGATTGTCAAGCAGCAGCAAGTTGGGCAGCAAAAAGATTAGGATATCCGATTGTTGATATAGAAATGATTGACGTTAATTTTTATGCATGTTTTGAAGAAGCTGTTACTGAATATGGAGCACAAGTAAATCAGTTTAATATTAGAAATAATATGTTAAATTTACAAGGCATGCCAGTGGTAAATGCTCCTAATATTACTGGTATGAATGTAAAAGGAAGTGGTATACCATATATAGTGGAATTATCAAAACAATATGGCAGTGAAGTTGGTGTAGGTGGAAATGTTAATATTAAGAAAACCGGAATACATTTGACACAAAGTGTACAAACATATGATTTACAAGCATTGATAGGTAATATATCTGAATCAAATAACAGAATTGAAGTTAGAAGAGTATTTCACGGTCCTCCTCCTGCATTTGCACGTATTTACGATCCATTTAGTATGACTGGTATGTCATATAGTAATGTATTAAATGAAATGGGATTCGCCGGATTTAGTCCTGCTACTCAATTTTTGATGACTCCTATCTTTGAAGATTTACTTCGCGGACAAGCTATTGAATTTAATGATACAGTTCGTAAAAGTGGATATAGTTTTGAAATTGTAAATAATAAATTAAAGATATTTCCAATACCTACTTACGATCATACTGTTTATATTGAATATGTAGTCGAAAAAGATAAATTTGGAACTGGATCTTTATTTAGTAGTGGTAGCAATTATGATGTTGTAAGTGATTATAGTAATGCACCATATCAAAATGTAGTTTATAAGAGTATAAACGCTGTTGGAAAACAATGGATTAAAAAGTATTTCTTAGCTTTATGTAAAGAAACTTTAGGTCGTATTTTACAGAAATATAATACAGTGCCTATTCCGGGTGGAGAAGTAACTCTTGATGGTGCTGAACTAAGAAGTGAAGCAACTGCGGAAAAAGAAGTTCTCATGACACAATTGAGAGAAAACTTAGAAGCAAGTGGTCGTGCTGCTCAATTAGATGCTAAAGCAACTGAAGCAGAAAAAATACAAGAAACACTTAGAAAAACCCCTTTACTTATATATGTTGGCGTTTTTGTGTTTGGATTAATATGTATTAACATGTATGATTTTATCTCAATTAACATGCCAACTTTGTCAACGTGAATGTAAAAATTTTAAGAGTTTAGGAACACATTTGATAAAAGAACACAAAACTCAATCTGAATATTATTATAATAAGTTTATTAAAAAAGAAAACATATTATGTAAAATATGTAAACAAACAACAAAATACATAAATTTATCGATTGGATATGCGCCAACATGCAGTCGTGCTTGTTCTAGAAAATTGATGAACACTACTGATGCTAGAAACAAAGCTAAACAGACAATTATGAATAAATATGGAGTAGAGCATTATTCAAAAACGAATGAACATAGTCATACTCATTCTAAATTTGTAAAAAAATATTTTTCTGATTTAAATAATAGAAAAAAAATTTCTATTTTGACAAAAATCGCAATGAAAAGAGAAGATGTAAAACAGAATCATTTAAATGCAGTACGTAAACCTAAATCTCAAGAAACAATCGAAAAACAATCAAATTCTGCTAGATTAAAATTTATAAATAACCCTGATATTAAAAATAAAATATACACTCCGCAAAGAAATAAAAAAATTTCAATCGCAAAGAAAAAATATTGGGAAGAACATCCAGAAAGAAAAATAGTTGTTGGAAATATTTGGAAAAAAGTTAAAGAAAAAGACGAATGTAAATGGAGAGAACATTTATTAAGTGCATCAAAAAAGGGATTTGAAAAAATATTTAAACACAATGGAGAAACTTCGTTAGAAATAAAAATATATAAATTTCTTGATGATAATAATATCAAATATAAAAAACAATATGAATTGAATTATAAATTGTTTGATGCATATTTAATAGATTATGATATTTTATTGGAATTTGATGGAGATTTTTGGCATAAACAAACATTAGAAGAATGTAAATATAATTTTAAAAAAGAATCATATTATAATGATATTCATAAAAATGAAATTGCTAAAAAATATAATATACCATTATATAGAATTAAAGAAACAGATTCTCCTGCAATAGTACTGGATGTAATAAATCAATATAAAAAATAATATATTATATTTATATTTATGAGTTTATTTGGAAGATATTATAGTGAACGTGATTTAATTTTTATCAATTCAATTAATGCTGAATTGACTAGAAATATTATTCAAACATTAGCTGTTTGTTTTAAAATTGCTGCTGATACAACACAAACAAACATATATGGAGAAAGTTCTCCTGAAGAAGGCAAAACTTTTTATGATGGTGTTGAATTGAGTTGTTTAATTGAACGAAACGATCCATCTACCGATGATGAAGGATTTGGACCAGATAGAGATCAAAGTGTTGTATTTAGATTTAGAGAAAATACTTGTAAAGATGCAAATTATTATCCACAAGTTGGAGATTTAATTTTATTTAATAATAGATATCACGAAATTAATAATGTAATACAAGAACAATTATTAGGTGGTCAAGCTGATAAAAGTCATAGCATTATTTGTAATACTCATTATAGCCGTCTCAGTAAAATTAATCTTGTAGAAAGATAAAAATATATGTGGCAAGGAGATAAAAATAATCCAGTTCCTTCTAACGAAAATAAAAATAAGGAAAATCCGTATTTTAAAAATACACAAAATACGGCATTGGATGTTCGTAGAGATCAAGATAAGAAAAAGGATTTCACGGTCACGTTGATTGATATCGATACGACAATAATGGAATATTTACAAACTATAATTAATCCAAGTGTTGTTGACTCTGGTCAAAATGTAAAAGTTCCTATTATATATGGAAATCCTGAACGTTGGAAAGCTGTGCAAACCGATGGATTTTTTAGAGATCAAACTGGTAAGATTCAATTACCCGCATTAATGTTTAAAAGAAATTCATTTAGTAAAAATCAAGATTTACAAACGTTCAATCGTTATTTGACATATCCAGTAATGGCCAAGTTTTCAGAAAAAAATAAATATGATAAATTTAGTTTATTAAATGACACAGTTGCTCCTGTTAATCAAATATTTGCTATCACATTACCAGATCATGTTAAAGTTGAATACGAATTCATGGTATGGGCAGAGTATTTAGAGCAAATGAACAAAATTTTAGAAAAAATAAATTTTGCAAGCGAAGATTATTGGGGAGATCAACAAAGATTTAAATTCAGAGTTAGTATAAATGATTATACTCATACAGTTGAAGTTTCTACTGATAAAGATAGAATGGTAAGAACCACTTTTAGTTTAAGTGTTTTTGCATATCTTTTACCTGAAAGTTTTGAAGATAGAAAGTCTACTGTACAAAAAATGTTGACTCCTAGAAAAATAAGTATAACAGGTGAAGTAGTAAATTCAGCACAAATGCAAGCTGTAAATAAAGATGTTAAAGTCAATTCGTATTATAATAAATCAAATCCTTATTATAATATAAATCCAGTTGTAGATGATAATACAACATGGAGATTTCCTGAACCTTCTATTGTTACTGAAAAATCAACAACTGAAGGAGGCAAAGTTTTAACAAAAATACGTACAAGTTATGCCGCTTTAATTCAACAAACTCTTACACCATCAAGTGGAAGTGCTTGTTGTAGCATTTGGCATGATCCGCCAGCAAGTCCAACTAGTCCGGGTGAAGAAGGTTGGATGGCGTATGATGGTGATTATCATTATATATACGTAGGAGGTCGTTGGAGAAGACAATCTATATCTGATTTTGAATAAATTTATTATTTTTATTATTTTTTTTTTCTATTTATTATAGAAATATAAACTCTTTAACGTATGCCATATCCTAATTTAACTGCATCAATGATCGTTATTGCACAAACGAGCGGAAGTTCATTGTCAAATGGTCAATTTGCATTTATAGAACGTCAAATTACCGGTAGTAATCTCTTTCTTGTTACTGATCGAGCTGGAACTTTAATTGGTACTTCTAATATCACTGCAAGTAATATTAGTGCAAGTGGAACTGTAAGTGCATCCGGTATTTGGGTTGGTGAAGCAGATATTTATGGAAATTTAATAGGAACAGCAAGTTGGGCAACAAATGCCACAACAGCACATGCTTTAAATAGCGGATTAAGTTATACAGTTACTAATTTAACTGCAAGTAATATTAGTGCAAGTGTTATCACTGCAAGTTTATTTTTTGGTACAAGTAGCTGGGCACAAACCTCTAGTTGGGCTACTAACGTAAACACAGCTTCGTGGGCAACAAATGCCA